AGAAGCAATAACCGATATGTCTAAATACTATGAGGACTATCCTTTACCAGAGTTCCGTTTTCGTCGAAGGATAACAACTACGATATATCCGATACATCCTGTTGATGAACATAAATATCGTGATGGAACAATCTATAGAGGTCGCTGCGTATCGTATAATCACACATATTGCGAATTTACGATAAGAAAAGTTCCATTATATTAAGTGCATTTGAAAGGAGAAATATTATGGATCCAAGATTTGTAGGGCTTGTTGATGAACTTGAAAACCTGAGAGAGCAAGCTGGTCGTTTAAAGAATCGTTCGTTGTGTACAAGAACAATTAATTCTCTGATTAGAGAATACAAAAATGACTATGGTTGGAGAGGCCCTAAAGATTCAGTCGAATTGATGGATTATATTATGGGTCTTAATGATTCTCAGCTTAGCCAGATTAGCGGTTTTGGCGAAGGGGTAATAGAAATGGTGAACATGCTTCAGGGAAAGATTACACCAGAAGAAGTCAAGGCTAGCATCGGTATTATTAGTGAACATACCCCGTTGAGACCTTACATTCTTGTTGTTAAGTCAACATCTTTGTACGGTCGCAATCTTATGGAAGCTGCATCATGGTCAAGTTTACACGCTTTCGTGAGTCCATACGAATCGGTTAAAGAAACGGTCGATTTCTTTAATTCCGTACGCGATAGTTCTTTGGATGTTAAGTATGAACTTGTTGGTATTGTCCGGGCCGAATGTGATGTTAGTACTGTAGATTTGGGACGACTGTGATAGGAGGTACTCAAAATGAGCTATCTTAACGGACTGCCGCATTGCAGATGGAATCCGTATGTGGATTGTAGGCACGGAAAACCGAAGGGCGTAAGAATCCCAGATTGGGTACCGAGTCCTAAATGCTCAAAATGTGGATGGAATCCTGAAGTGGCTATGGAACGGTATAATCAGCGAGTGCAGAAATTAGAGGAAGAGAAAGCCCTTCGTAAGTATATTAACGATGAATTCGAGCATAAGATGAAAGGAGAAAACTGATGAGAGAATACGCCGTAGTTGGCAATAAAAGTTTTATTACCAAAAATCCAGAAATGGGTTATAGATCTAGAAGAAATCTACAAGAATCGTTGTTCGAAATAGAAAAAGAGAGAAAAGAACTCGTTGAAGAGTTCAATTTATTGCTATATGCATATAACGAACTTAGAAAAGAAAATGCTAAGCTTCGTCTTAAATACGAAGGTTCTTGTCAGTTAAGAACAATTACCTTAGAAGATATACTTAATCAATATACCGATACGGAAAAGTATGTCTTTGAAGAGTATTTGTTATACGGAAAAGATTTCAAAACTATTGGTGGCGATCTAGATGTAAGTAGTCAGCGTGTATCTCAGATTTTTACAAAAATATGTAAAAAATTATCCCGAGGATGGAGTAATGTGCATTTGCTTGAATTGTATAAAAACGGTTTTTCTTTTGAAGAGAAAGGAGAAAACTGAATATGTTCGCTGTGTTCGACCATGATGGATTTTTACTGGCTAAGTTTGAAACTCTTCCAGAAGCAAAAGATTGGAAACGCAGACGGGTCGAGTGGAGGCTTAGCCAATTCTTTTATGGCATGACGTATATTCGCCCGGGCATTAAGGAGGAAACTCGGGCGAAATTTAACAATGAAATACGTGTAGAGGAGGTGACGGCATGAACGACACAAAAGAAGTACGGTTTGATCTGTGGTGCTCAAAATGCGAGAGAGCAGATCTTGACGAAAACAGCATGAATCCGAACGATACTTGTTGGGACTGCTTGCATGAACCAATGAATATCGATTCACACAAACCGTTGTTTTTCAAAGAAAAAGTAAAAGACGAAAAGTAAAGAGAAAAACTGAAAGGAGATCACCATGACATATAGAATTTCGGCTTTTTCTAAAGTCCCCGGAGAAACCAGCAAACAATGGGAATGTAAGAATCTACTAGAAGTATCAAAGATTCTTACTAAATATATTTCTTTTAATAAGCCTCGTAGTTGGATGGATGAAATGACGTGTGATGTAACAAAAATAGAATCTGATGATATGGAATACAATTATCGTATAAAGAGAGACATCATGCATAAATTAGAATACGAGCTGTGCAGTGAGATAACTTTTCTTGATGATTGTTTCTTGGATCACATTCCATGCACGTTAAAGATTAAAAAACTAAAAAATGAATATGTAGGAGAGAAAGCTGAAAAAATGTATATAGATAACGATATTACGGCAGCCAACGCTCTTTACCGTACATTCCAGGTAACTCCAGAAAGGGTTATATATAATGATCCCGCGACTATCGTGTTCTGGAAAGACGGAACCAAGACAGTTGTTAAATGTATGGAGGGCGACACATATAATCCAGAGGTCGGCCTGGCAATGTGTGTATGCAAGAAGCTGTATGGCTCAAAATACCATAAGTTCTTCAGATACTATGCTCCAAAAGAGCCTGCACCTAAAGAAAGCAATAAAACCGCATCTTTAGATGAAGCATATGAAAAACTCCATGAAATGGTAAAAGATGTTCTTGAAAAAGATGAAAGTATTTTGAAGAAGTTTGCTAAACAGTTATTTGGAGAAGAGGAGAACTTAAAATGATTAACTGGATACCGTTTCTTGCAGGATTAGTCTTTATCCTGATTGCTGTCATTATCTCCCAGCACGAAACCATAAGGGATCTCAGGCGAGAAAACACAGATCTCAAAATGATTGTTGAGGATGAGCGTATCCACAATGAGACCAAGCAGGCATATACAAACTTTTGCTGTGATGTGAAGTTATCAGACTATGATGAGAAGTTCAAAACACAGGACATGATCATCAAAAATTATCGAAAAGAGTTCGAGCGGCTTAAAGCTACCTCGGACTCTTAACTTTTTAAAGGAGAAAATCAAAATGAAAGAAGTAAGAAACAATATTATCGACAATGAGGGAGCTGTTGGAATTGGATGATAGTAATGCCTGAAATTGTAATGTGTACGCCTGAAGAGCTGGCTAACCTCTCTGCCGCCATATGCCATATGATCGGAACTGGAGCTGTAGATACCGACCTGTTCGATGAGAAGTCTGATACACCTCTCATTGAGCAGATCTATTTCGAACTCCGGAGAATGAACATGGAGGCGCTTAAGCATACGTACGGCAGTATCGATGCTCTAATGATGGTCGGAGATTATCAGACCGTTATGACCTCGTTTGTAAGTATTCCGGAATTGGTGTTTCCAAAAGCGGTTGAGGCCGGTTACAAATGGAAGGACATCATTCTTGAGGGCTACGAGGAACTCCCGTTACGGGATGAAGATATTTATCGTCTGGTACTTAACGTATTACTCTTATTGTAAGGAGCGTTCAAAATGTCTATTTATACATACGTATTGGGACTTGCTGTGATTATGCTCATGCTTGCTGTCGGGCTTTTGATTCAGAGTATTCGGCTTAGACATTTCGAGATATGGGTCAATCAGCAGTTCAAGGAGATCTCAAAAGTAACTATTAACTACGATAAAAACTTCCAGGCTATCCAGAATTTCTTTAATCAAGTGAATGGAGATGACGTGAAATAGGTGATATCAAAATAATGTATGTGTGTAATCAGCAGAAGGCCTGCAATACCTCTATACTTTGCGGAAAAGAATGCACGCATACAGCAGATATAAACTATGCAAAAAACTTCACCCTCGAAACCCTAGAGTTCAAAAACGATAGAACTTATCTTTATGAAGAAAGGATTAACGATGATGAATAAAAAGAAAAAAGTAGCTGTAGCCATACTTCTTGTACTGGCGATCATTCTTATTGGTATTGTATCTTTGCGAACTGTTGCAGAGGCTAATGACGACGTGTTGTTAGCCTCTTCTGTTTATGCAGAGCGTCTTGAGAAGATCCATTGGGTTGCAGATGCTCTAAGAAGTCTCGGATTCGAGAATGGTTCTGATATTCAGAAAGCAGCTCTAGCACAATGCGGTCATTATTGGCACGAGCAGAATGCGTTGTATAAGAAAGCTAAAGAGGCTGAGAAACCTAAACTAGAGTTCTGGGCGAGCTGCCAGATTACCGCATATGAGCATACTGGCAATCCATGTGCAAACGGAAAAATGCCATCAAAAGGATACACGGTTGCAAACAACGTTCTCCCACTCGGAACGAAGGTGTACATCGAAGGAATAGGATACCGAACTGTCGAAGATCGTGGCGCATCTTGGCATCAGAGCAATTGGTTCGATGAATATCTGCATGACCCATCAGCGTGTGATGCGTTTGGTGTCCAATGGCATGACGTATATTTGGTGAAATAATATGGTTAAATTTACAGCAAGTTTGGAACACTTCCTGTGGACAAACTATCGAGATAAATTTGCTCTTATTAAGATGGGGCACACTGAGTTATTTACCGATGAAATACAAAAAGAATACCTTGATTGGTGTAAGACCGACGAAGGTAAAGAGTATTTAGAAGGCGGTAAGCATTATCACGAACCGAGATGAAAGGAGACAAGTATGAAAATAGGTATACTCGAAGTTCTGACCATAGTATTTATGGTTCTTAAACTATGCAAAGTAGTTACTTGGTCTTGGGCTATTGTATTGTCTCCTTTATGGGTAGGCCTTCTCATCGATCTGATCGTTGTAATTGTACTGTGGGTATATGAGCTAATTGTAGATACTTATATGTGAAAGGAGATAAGCGTGAAAGTTGACTGGGAAATGGTCGGTACGTGGACCGGAGTATTAGTCATTACAGCTCTGATCTGGGCTTGTTTAATATTTACCGCGTACCACCTTATTAACAATTGTACAAAGATCCGCGAGACTCCGGTAGATGTGTATATTAACGAGGTTAAGGATGACGATCGAGACAAAGATACGATTAAAATCTATAATGTTAAATACGAGATCGAGTACAAAGACGGAGATGTCAAAACTCGCTGGAAAACGGTTGACGAAGAGACATATGAGGAGGTGCAAAATGCCTTGGTGTCCGGAAATTAGATTGTATACGGATAATCCTGAAGACACATATTGCAGGATGAGAAATCTTCGTATGAAGACAAAAGAGGATAAAGAGATCTGTGATAACTGTCATATGAATCCAGATCGCATTGAAAAAGTTTTTAAAAAGGAGGAAAGCGTATGGGACGAGAATTGAAGAAAGTATGCCATAATGAGCGTACTGAAAAGATCATGGCTCAATTGTACACATCTTATTTAGGATATTTGGTTTACAAAGAAGATGATGTATTCAGCGAAAATGAGTACAAGTCGATTATTGAAAGTCTGTGGAATTCGTGTGAAATCCTTATGGCTGCAGGTGGCATTACACCGATGTTTAAACAATATATTGCTGCCCAGGAGGAGGGTGAATGAATACAATAAAAGGATATTATACCCCTGCCGGTTACATGGGATGGATCGACGGGAGTTATGTTTTGTTTGCAAGCGAATCTGATTATTTGGAGTGCGTGAAGGATGTTACATGAGCACTGGCGTGACTATACAGATGAGGAGATCCTGGAATATAAAAGAAAAGTATGCATAGCCCATAAATGTAAATACCTCAAACATTTCAATGGTGACGAACAAGTCAATGCATACTGCGATTATCTCTGTATGACCGGTCATATCCCGCCTAGAGCTGAAGTTTGCGAACATTGGAAAGATGAACCGCCAGAGCAGCCGCAACCAGGACGAGCTTTCTTAACCAAAGAAGAGCACGATTGGATCAAAGAACAGGTCCCTAATGTCGGGAGAACCGATCACTATATAAATCATGTGACAAAAACCCTTATTTGAAAGGAGAAAAATATGGATAACGTAAAAGATATATCAAACCTTATTGCTGATATGGTTTTTAAAGGTGCTACAGAAGACGACGTAGTTAAAGCGGTCAGGTATTCTGTTGATGTCATGGACGCAGAAAAGAGTATCGCGAATATGGAGCAATCATATATCAATAATGGTATTTCGGAATTAAAAGAGAAGTACCAGAGTAATTGAAAGGAGAAAAAATGGATTATAATACAACTATAAGCAAATTAGAAGAAGACCTCGAACGGGCTGTTCATAGTGGCGACGAAAAACAAATAGAGGCGATTAAGTACCAAATAAACTATGTGAAAAAGCATCGTTTTGATTGGTTTCATAACGGTTTCTATGATCATAAAACCGGCGAATGGCATACGATGAAGCCCGATGAGGCCGAGTATCTTGCTAACTGTGGTAGGTCTGATGATGAAATTGTGGCGTATGTTAATTCCCGTGAGGAGCATACAGACCCATTTCCTGGGTACAAGTTTGATAAGAACCCAGAGCCAAATTTTGAAGTTGGTATGTATAAAGAACCTATAAATATAGATATTCCGAGCATTCATCCAGGAATGAACGAAATTGGAAGCGATGTGGTCAAAGAACTACATCACGACCCCATAAACCATCCTTCGCATTATACACAGGGAGGTATCGAGTGCATCGAAGCTATTGAAGCGGCGTGTACTGGTCTAACCGGCGATGAAGGATACTATGTTGGGCAGGTTATTAAGTATATTTGGAGATGGAAACATAAGAATGGTCTCCAGGATCTTGAAAAGGCAGAATGGTATCTTGATAGGTTGATCGGGAATGTTACCGCAGAAGTTATAGCCGATGATTTAGAAGCGAGAAACTCGCAATAATTTCATACTCTATAGTGAGAGGGTAACCTCTTATATTTTTTGAAAGGAGATCTTAACAATGGGAAAGATCAAAGTAGCAATGGATTGCGTTGGTAAGTTTGTAGAAACAAACCTTCCAACCATTTGTATTGCTGGCGGTCTTGCTGCTGGAGCCGCGACAGTATATTTTGCAGTTACTGGACGCGATAAACAGAAAGACCTTGAAGAAGCTCACGAAGGCGAAATGACAAAGAAAGACAAAGCCTTTATATTTGGGCAAGCATACTGGAAGGCAGCGGCATCTGGCGGTATCGCAGTCTTCCTTATTTTGTTTGGCAATAGTGAGCACCTTAAGCGGGAGGCAGGATTGGTGGCCTCGTATAAGCTGATCGATGCGGCTTATAAAGAATTCACCAATAAGACTGAAGAAAAGTTTGGCGATAAGAAAGTCCAGCAGGTATATGACGAGATTGCAAAGGACAAGCTTCAGAACAATCAGCAGGTCATTATCATTGGAGGACCCGGCGAGAACATGACCAAAACTCTGGTTCCGCCAATGGGGCAAAAGGTATATTTGAACATCGAAACCGTTAAGCAAGCGGAGGAATGGTTCAAAAGCCAGATGGAAACAGGAGATACGGTTGGCTTGATGGATCTGTATGACATGATGGGAATGCCGGATCTTGATCTTGTGAATGAGGATATTCTGGATCTGCTTGGTTGGAATTATAAAATGTTTGAGCCAGGCAGATACTCGCCGTTTGTGTATAGCAGCGATATTGACACCATGACTCAGGAGCCGTTTCTCGTTATTCAGTTCAGAGTTCCTCCGACGACAGATTACAAATTAATATATTAAACGCAATAATTACATATCATATTATGGTAAGTAAGTTATTTATGCGCACAGAAAGGAGTAATATTATGTGCAAAGAAAAAGTTATTCACATCGATGAAAACGGAAAAGTCGAATCCCGTATCGTAAGAGGATTCAACTGGTGCAAATCTCATAAGGTTGCAGCAGGAACAATTATTGCTGGCCTGGCAGCCGGTGGTATTTTTGTATACCTGATGCTCACCAACGAGACTGCAGCAGAGGTCGTTGGTGACGCGGTAGAACAGACCGCTGAAGTCGTTGCGGATACTATTCCTGTATAAATAGTATCAAGAAGTAAGCATATTTACTGCACACCATAAAGGGTAGACTGTGAGAGATCATGGTCTATCCTTTTTATTTTTGAAAGGAGAAAATTATGGCAATCGATAAGAAATTAGTCTTGACAGTCGGTGGATTGATTGGTTTCGGAGTAACTGTATATTTTGCAGGAAAAGACACCATCAAAGCTAAAACAATATATGACAAAGACCAGCGCATTAAACGTGCAGAAGAAGGAATCGGAGGAACGCCCGAGAAAGAAGAAAAGCTCGAGCTTATTAAGAAATACGGGAAGTATTATATTCCTACTATTGTTGCATTCTCAGCATCCTCTGCTTGTGTGATTGGGGCATACAAGTTGAGCGTATCTGAAATTGCAGCTTTAAGCGCTACTGCGGCTGGAGTTATTTCTCAGAGAGATAAGCTCGAAGCCGAAGCACGTAAGCAGTTTGGTGACGACGCGGTAGATAAGTTCAAGCGTAAATTTGTTGCCGATGAATCCAGAGAAATCCCAGAGGATTATATTTATGATACCGGACGAGGTAAACAATTGTGTTATGAAGGTATACTTGGAACCTGGTTCTATTCGTCAGAAGAGGATGTTTGCAAAGCAATTAAAACCATTCGGGAGTGGATCAAAGAAAAGAGCTATGTGAACATGGAAGACGTTTATAAAGAGTTTGGTATCAAAAGACGTTGCCAGCTTCTTAGATCCTATGGATGGGCGCCTACTCAGGATGGGGAAGATCCGTATATTCCGGATTTTCACCTGTGCCACGGTAAGGATGATAATGGAACTGATGTTCTTTATGTGGAAGTTCGCGATCCGTACGACATGCCAGTGTTTGAATACTGGAAATATTGAAAGGAGAGCCAATGAAAAAAGGAGTTAAGTTCGCCATTGAAGGTGGCAAGATAGTGTGCGGAATCGGCGTTGGAGTATTTTGCTCCAGCGTCGTTGCACCGTTTGTCAATGGCGTACCGGTTGCTCAGAAAGTAGCTGTTGGTGTTGGAACAACAGTGTTTAGTTCGTATATTCAGGATACATTGAGCGATTATATTGATTCTAAGGTTTCTGAGACAGAAGAAACTGTCAAGGAAACTAAAGATAAAATTGAAGAAATTATGAAACAGAAAGGAGCAGAAACAGCAAATGAATCTTAACGATTTACCGTCTAACAGTTATGCCGCTAAAGAGAGAGCCGAAAAAGAATCGGATATTCTCGAAGAGCGAAGACCAACTATTGAGGGTAAAGTCGTTGTGCAGAAGAAGTCACCATTGAAGAGACTTTTGAGAGAGTTCATCAGCGATGATATTCCAACGAAGAACGATATGGTGCATGATATTGTGATCCCCGGACTTAAAGAGTTTATTGTCTGGGGTGTTGAGACTGCTTTCTGGGGGGATGCGCATTATGCTCCCTCCAGAAGTGTTTCTGTGCGACGAGGTGAAACCCGTATATCCTATAATGACATGAGCTCAGGTAAACCAAAACGTCAAAAATCTCAGCAAAGATCTGCTTACAGCGGTTCGGCCAAGGACATTGATGATATTTACTTCAGTAACTTGGCAGCGGCTAAAGAGTTTGCCGAAGACATGCGGCGGTATATTGACGATTACAATGTAATCTCTGTCGCAGTAGTATTTGACTGGCTTATGCGGCCACATCAGTATACCGACAGATACCGTGGATGGGATAATATTGACAATTACACGATTGAACGCGCTCGTGTTGATGGAGAAAGAATGTATCATCTTAAACTTCCGAGATGCATTCCACTTGACCAATGAACAAACCCTATATTTTTTGATTTAAGAAAAGGAGATCAATATGAAATTCAAAGTTATTGACAAATTACCTGAAAAACTTCGCCGTCCGGTGGCAAGAACCGGTCTTAAACTGAGAAAGTATACGCCGGAAATTGCGTTCGGTGCTGGTGTTATCCTTAGCGCAGCGGCAGTATATTACGCATGGAAGGTTAGCGACCAGATTCAGGATGTAATGTCCGAGCATGATGAGCGTATGGATCAGCTTCATAAGCTCAAAGAAGTTGCTATGGATAAGGACAATCCTGAGTACACTAAACGGATGTACAAATACGATTTGCTCAAGGGTTATGCAAAGTCATTTGGAGCATTTGGACGTGTTTATGGGCCGTCTACGGGCCTCTGGTTCGCTTCTATGATGTCCTTTGGAGTATCTTTCGGCGTTCTGAAGAGACGTAATAGAGAACTCTTTCTTGCATATAGTGCTATTGAAGCTGGATATTCTGCATATCGTGGAAGAGTTGTCAAAGAATTTGGAGAAGAGGTTGACTATAGACTTCGCCATGGCCTTCGTGAAGAAACAGTCGAAGAGGTATATGTCGATGATAAAGGAAAAGAGAAGACCAAGAAAGTAACTAAGACAATGGTAAATGAGGATGATATTTCCGAATATGCTATTATCTTCAATAAACAGAATTGTCCTACTGGATGGAAAAATGTTCCTGCGTATAATCGTACGTTTCTCGAAAATATGCAGAATTATGCGAATGACCTTCTTAACACGAGAGGACACTTATTTCTCAACGAAGTCTATGACATGCTTGGCGCCGATAGAACACCAGAAGGACAAATCGTTGGATGGTTCAAATCCTGGGACCCCGCGGATCCTGACCGTGATAACTTCGTGGATTTCGGATTTATGCGTGACGTTTTGTACGACGATAAAGGCCTGGGTAGGGACGGCATTCTACTTGATTTTAACGTGGACGGTCCTATCGTGGACCTCATCTAAAGGAGAAAAAGAATGAAACAGGTATTGATATTTGCTGGTGGATTCGTGACTGGTGCTGGCTTGATGTATATTTTGCTCAAGAATCAGTACGAGGAAGACCTTCAGACCGAAATTGAGGACGTGAGACGTGCATATGGTGAAGCGATCGATCGTATATTTGACGGGAAGCGCGAAGACACCACCGGGGCAGAGGAAGATGATGACCCCACAATTGAAAAGAGCTCTATTACCGATAATGACGATTACAAAAGCAAAATGAATTATTATGGTTATGATAAGATCACTGTGGAGGAAAGCGAGGATTCTCCGGACGTTGATCCGGAGACTGAGTTTCCACAGGACGATGAACCAGAAGAAGACAAACCTTACGTCATTACGGCAGGACAGTTTGCCAGAGAGTATCCGCAGTTTGATAAGGTAACTCTTGAGTATTATGAATACAACGGAATTCTTGTGAGTGAAGAGACTGATGCGATTGAGAACATCGAAGAGACCATTGGTAAAGACGCTCTTAAGAGAATTGGTGAGTATGAGCCGGATGTTGTATACGTAAGAAATGAGCGGCTTGAAACGGATTACGAAGTCTGCAGAATTCATAGTGATTATTATCCTTCCTCTTCGGAGGGGGAATGATGAGTGCAGAGATCCTATAATAGTCTGAACTCTGATTATCACAGATGGCTTATAGGATTAGTATCGCCTTCAGGAGGTCTAATAAGCGGTTACGATCTCTTATTAGACTTCTTAGATACTACTATATTCTATTCAGTTGTGGCTAATGATGAGAATAGAGCCTACGATGGGCTGGATTTAAGGCTCGATTTCTGTGATGAGCATGGCTTAGACTATGATATTTTTGAAGGAATCAGAGATGAATGTACTGTTTTTGAGATGATGGTGGCCCTTGCTAAGCGTATGGAAGACGATATTTTGGGTGATCCTGACCTTGAGAATCGTACCTATCTTTGGTTTCAGTACATGATCGACGGACTTGAATTACCAAAAATGGATGACGAGCACTTCGACTTATCGTATTGTGAGGACATTCTATGGCATTTTTTGAACAGAAAACCGAGATTTGGAAAAGACGTTTTGTTGTTCAAATACCACTCAACCAAAAACTTTAAAAATGGTATTTCAAATTCTGTCGAGATTTGGTATCAAATGCATGCTTTTATTCGTGAAAATTGTCTCATTTGAGGTGAAATCCGGGCTAAAAAGGATTATTTATATACTATATACCATTTATTATACCATTTACCATATATTATATATAAATAAATAGTAAGTATAATAAAGTTTGAATTTTCTTATATAAATATTTTGGCCCTTTTTTTCGAATTTTTTGGTGTTTTTGGTATAAACGACTTTCGAAAGGGGAAAAAGGCATGTAATGTTAGATTTTGTACAAGTTAAGATCGATTATAAGAAATATGGCAAAACATCGGTCATTCCTGCATTTCAAGTTGGAAATTCCAAGGATCTTATGATTCGAGGAAGAGACTTCTATGCAATTTGGGACGAAGACAATAATCATTGGTCTACGGATGAAACCGTTGCAATTCGCTTAATTGATAATGAACTACGGCAGTTTGCAAAAGATAATTCGGAATTGATAGGTCAACTTAAGGATAATGTATATATTCGTTACCTGTCAGATTCGAGTTCTGGATCGATAGATCAGTGGCATAAGTATGTCCAGAAACAGATGCGTGACAATTATATTCCGCTGGACAGCAAAGTGACTTTCAAGAATCAGAAAGTTAAGCGAGATGATTATATTACCAAGAGAGTAGACTATGATCCTGCTCCTGGGGATATTTCAGCGTATGACAAGATGATGTCCACTTTGTTCAATCCGCCTGAGCGAGAGAAACTTGAATGGGCTGTAGGGGCTATTCTTACAGGTGACTCTCGGAATATTCAGAAATTTATTGTGCTGTACGGTGCACCAGGAACCGGCAAATCAACATTTCTGAATGTGGTGGAAAAACTATTTGCAGGATATTGGAGCGTATTTGAGGCCAGGGCACTTGGGCAAGTGAGTAATCAATTTTCGTTAGAACCGTTTAAAGACAACCCCCTCGTTGCAATTCAGCACGATGGGGATCTTTCGCATATTGGAGACAATACAAGGCTCAATAGTATAGTTTCTCACGAGATGTTGGTTATTAATGAAAAATTTAAGACACCTTACCCATTAGCACTCAAGACATTTCTGTTTATGGGCACGAATGAACCTGTTGATATTACTAATGCACGTTCGGGTTTGAATCGGAGATTGATAGACGTATATCCTAGTGGAAACTTATTACCCAAAGCGGAGTACGATCAGATCACTTCTCAGATAAATTTTGAACTTGGCGCAATAGCAGATCACTGCATTAAAGTGTATCAGTCTCTTGGAGCAAATTACTACAACCATTATGAACCTAGAGACATGCAGGAAGAGACAGATGACTTCTACAATTTCATTTGCGAAGATTATGATAGGTATATTTATAAAGATGACGCAGTGACGTTGAGAGAAGCTTGGATTCGGTATAAGGACTATTGCCTGGATGCCGGTGTTAAGTATCCATATTCTTACAAACAAGTTCGTAAAGAACTTAAAAGTTATTTTTACAAATACTATGATCAGTATCAGACGCCTACTGGTCATGTTCGAAGCTTCTATAAAGGATTTAAGGTTGAGAAGTTGAACCGGACAATTATTAATGGGTCTGACAAGAAAGAAGACTATGATATTTGGTTGGACTTTAAAGAGCAGAAATCTTTGTTGGACGATGCGCTAGCCGATTGCCCAGCTCAGGAAGCTGTAGAACGAGAAGGAAACTGGGTTCCTAAAGTTAAATGGGAGAATTGCCATGGAAAGCTTAAAGACATTTCTACTGATGAATTGCATTTTGTCAAGATTCCTGAGAATCATATTGTCATCGACTTTGACATTAAGGGGCAAGACGGAAGTAAATCGTTAGACAGGAACATTCTAGCTGCCGTAAAGTTTCCACCAACTTATGCCGAACTCAGTAAGTCCGGCGCAGGAATACATTTGCATTATATTTATGATGGCGACGTGAATGAACTTAGTCGTGTATATGCTGATAATGTTGAGATTAAAGTGTTTACAGGAAACAGTTCGTTAAGACGGAGGCTATCATTGTGTAATGATATTCCAATAGCGCATATTAGTTCCGGACTGCCATTGAAAGGAGAAAAGGCAGTGATTAACTGGGAAGGCTATAAGAATGAGAAAACGATTCGGACGATGATTACAAAGAATCTTAGAAAGGAATACCATGCTAATACAAAGCCATCGGTAGATTATATTTATAAGATTCTTGACGACGCATACAATCAAGGGATTAAGTATGATGTCAGCGATATGCGTTCGGCTATATTATCGTTTGCAGCAAAGTCGTCAAACAATGCTCAATATTGTGTGTCACTTGTTAACGACATGAAGTTTAAGTCTGAGGAAGAACCGGCATACGATGATGTGCCAAAAGATGGTGCAATTATATTCTTCGATGTTGAGGTCTTTCCTAATTTGTTTGTTGTTTGCTACAAAGAGCAAGGTAAAGACAAAGATGTAGTTAAGTTGCTTAACCCGACTGCTGCTGATATGGAGAAGTTGATGCAGTATAAACTGATAGGCTTTAATAATAGACGGTATGATAACCATATTATTTATGCTAGAAGTCTTGGGTATACAAACAGTATGTTATATTCTTTGTCAAAGAGAATTATTAATGGCGAAGCCAATGCGCTTATTGGTCAAGCCTATAATGTTTCTTATACAGATGTCTATGACTTTGCAGCAACTAAACAGAGTCTGAAGAAGTGGGAGATTCAACTTGGACTGTTTCATTTGGAAAACGAGCATCCTTGGGATGAAGATCTAGATGAGAAGTATTGGGATGAAGTTGCAACATACTGTGCAAATGATGTTGTGGCAACTGAAGCAGTGTTTGACTATCTTGAAGGAGATTTTCTTGCAAGAAAAATGCTGGCAGCCCTGTCCGGTCTTACTTTGAATGACACTACCAACAAACATACTCAGGCTATAATTGTCGGTGATGATCCTCATCCACAAAGTAAATTTGTTTATACGGATTTGTCAAAGATATTTCCTGGATACGAGTATAATGAGTTTGGTTTTCCAATCGAGAAGTATGAAAATTTGAAAGATACGAAAGGTGTTCATAGATCATATTATCGAGGAGAAGATCCTAAAGAAGGTGGATATGTATATGCAAATCCTGGAATGCATACAAACGTTGCATTACTTGATATTGCATCTATGCACCCTCACTCAGCAATAAGATTGAATATATTTGGTGAGTACACCAAGCGGTTCGGAGAACTCGTTGAAGCTCGTATTGCAATTAAGCATAAAGACTTTGAGAAAGCCGGAAAGCTTCTGGATGGCAAACTTAAACCATATTTAACAAACCCAGAAGACGCGAAGCGTATATCTTATGCGCTGAAGATCGCAATCAACTCGGTTTATGGTCTGACCTCTGCAAAATTTGATAATAAACTTAGAGATCCTCATAACAAGGACAATATCGTTGCTAAGTATGGGGCTTTGTTTATGATTAATTTGAAACATGAAGTTGAGAATCGTGGATTTACAGTTGTTCATATTAAGACCGACTCGATTAAGATTGCAGACGCAACGCCTGAGATTATTCAGTTTGTTTCCGAGTATGGAAAGAAGTATGGCTACACATTTGAGCATGAAGCAACGTATTCTAAGATGTGTCTTGTGAATGACGCAGTTTATATTGCTAAGGTCGTAGAAGAAGACGGAGAAAAAGTCGAACCGTTCTGGACTGCGACCGGTGCTCAGTTCCAGATTCCATATGTGTTCAAAACTTTATTCAGTCATGAGCCTATTGTATTTGAAGATCTTTGTGAAACTAAAACGGTTTCTAAAGGAAACTTATATTTGGATATGAATGAAGGTCTTGGTGAAGATGAACATAACTATCATTTCATTGGGCGTGTTGGATTGTTCACTCCTGTTGTTGAAGGAGCAGGTGGTGGATATTTGATGAGAACTAATGACGATGGTAAGTATTCTTCTGTTACTGGAACAAAGAAAGCTGATGGCAAGTCTAAGTACCGTTGGATGGAATCTACAATGGCAAAATATATTTCTGACGATCTTATTGATAGATCGTATTACACACAGTTAGTTAATAATGCCGTACATGATATTTCTGAGTACGGTGATTTTGAATTATTTGTATCTTGAAAGGAGATTTACTATGAGTAGATATTATGAACAGGATATGGATACCCCTGAGGTATTTAATATCGATGGACCTGTGCTTAAGGGAGCATTTAAAAAGTTTGATCAGTTTCCAAAACAGGAGTTTGCCATTGAGCTGACTCCCGCAGATTATGAGCATCTTTTTGCTAAAGGATGGGCCGGAGCCCTTGGTGCTTGGGAGCACACCAACAGAGATACCAATGAAGTTGAAACTTTGTACTTTATAAAATGCAAGATTAACTTCTTCCCGCCCAAGGAGACAAGTATTAAGCCTCCAGTAGTTGATCAGGTATTTCCTGGTGCAACTCCTGGTAAGTATCGCAACAGAATGGAGCATAATGCTGACACGATCAGTACACTTCAGGAACTGGATATTCTTAATGTGTCAGCTACGCTTAGTCCGAGTAAATGGACTAATGATGAAACCGGTGAGGTTGAGTATAAGGCGTATGTTAAACGTGCCATGTTCGTTGTGAGAGATGATCATGACGATGAATACTTTAACTCTAGGTTTGAAATGGAAGACGAATGATTGAACTACGCCCTTATCAAAAAGAGGCGATAGATAGATTAAAGACTGGTAAGATTCTTTGTGGAGGTGTTGGCTCTGGAAAGTCTATTACCAGTCTTTCCTATTATTTCGAAAAAGTTTGTGGCGGGCATATTGATGGTTGTGAGTATGAAAAGATGAAACAACCAAAAGACCTTTATATTATCACAACCGCAATGAAGCGTGACAAATTTGAGTGGGACAAAGAGCTTGCACATTTTTTGTTATCAACAAATCCTGAAGTTTGCGCTTATGACATTAAAGTGGTTATAGATTCTTGGAACAATATCAAGAAGTATACCGATGCCGTAGGCGCATTCTTTATATTTGATGAGGACAAGGTAATTGGCAACGGAGCTTGGGTAAAAGCCTTTTATAAAATTGCGGCTAAGAACGATTGGATTATATTAAGCGCAACACCCGGGGATACCTGGATGGATTACATCCCCGTCTTCGTAGCAAATGGTTTCTACAAAAACAGAACCGAGTTTCTTACTACTCATGCTGTTTGGAATAGATATTCTAAGTATCCGAAAGTCGATAAATACATTGGGACCGGATTATTACTTAAGTATCGTAGAATGATACTTGTTGACATGGAAGATCTTAGAGAAACCGAAGAAATTCATATTTATCCTGATGTGTCATACGACAAAGTGGCATATAAAGATGTTATGAAACGAAGATGGAATCCATATACAGATAGGCCAATTAAAAATGCCACAGAGCTTTGCTACACTTTGAGAAAAGTTGTTAATAGCGATCCTAGCAGAGTGAATCTTGTTAAGTCTTCTCTCATGGATCATCCTAAAATAATACTTTTCTATAACTTTGACTACGAGCTTGATATTTTGAGAAACACAGATTTTGGAGATGAAGTTCAAGTTGCAGAATGGAATGGGCATAAGCATGAACCAATTCCTGATTCAGATAGCTGGTTATATTTGGTTCAGTATACTGCTGGAGCCGAAGGCTGGGAATGCACACTTACTGATACAATTATATTCTTTTCTCAAAACTATTCGTACAAAGTTATGGTTCAAGCTGCTGGCAGAATCAACAGAGTAAACACGCCGTATAAAAATTTGTTCTATTACCACTACAAGTCGCAAGCAAACATTGATCTCGCGATTTATTCCGCGTTGTCAAAGAAGAAAAAGTTCAACGAACGCAATTTTGCAGACTTTTGGGACTCGCAGGAATAACATCTCCTATAATGAGAGGGAAGGAAATACGCCTCTTATATTTTTTGAAAAGAGGTGCCTAATGTTAGAAAGTAAAGTCCAAGCAGATATTAGGGATGCTTTAGAAACAGAGTTTCCTGGTTGCATTGTTCTTAAGAATGATGCCAACTATATTCAGGGAATTCCAGACTTAACTATTTTGTATAAAAACAAATGGGCAGTTCTTGAAGTAAAACGAAGTGAGAAGGAAGCTCATCAACCGAATCAAGACTATTATGTCGAGACTCTTGATGATATGTCCTTCTCTCGTTTTGTTTATCCAGAAAACAGAGATCAGATTATATCTGAATTAAAAGAGTTCTTTGGATGAACTTAACTGAAAGGAGAACCAATGATATTCAACAAGCATGATGAATTAGAAGGCCGTCATGCCTTTATGGGTGCTAGCCAGCATTCATGGGTGAATTGGGATGAAGAGAAAACTATAAACTCTTTGAAGAACAGCTATGCTCAAAGAATAGGAACTTTGGTGCATTCAAAATCTGAAAAAATGATATTACGAGGAAGACCAATTCGTAAACAAGACATTCCAGGACTTGAGTTATCTTTGGATTTATATTTGTTTGAGAATAGCATTCCTTTGTATGCGTACAATACACAATCATTAGTTAGGAATTTGGTTCCTTATGTTAATGACTGTATAGGATATCGAATGACACCAGAACAGCCGTTAAAGTTTTCTGATAAATGCTTCGGCACGACCGATGCCATTTCCTATAACGAAAAAAAGAAAGAGCTGAGAATCCATGATTTAAAGACTGGCGCTTCGCCTGCTTCTATGGACCAGCTCTTAATTTATGCTGCTTTATTTTTCTTAGAGTACTCAAAGATTGAAGGTATAGATGTTGAAGAGGTTAAGGTTGAACTTCGCATTTATCAATCTGAAGAGATTGCGGTTTATACACCTTCTCCGGAAGAAATTATGAATTGGATGGATGCTATTGTTACGCATTCTAGTTGGCTAGATGATTATTAAGGAGTGAGAAACCATGGACATTTATATTTCACATTATGGAACTCCTCGCCATTCTGGGCGTTATCCTTGGGGTTCTGGTGAAAATCCGTTTCAGCATGAGCCGTGGTTTAATGCTCAGGTGTCTGACCTTCGAAAAGAGGGAATGACAGAAAAAGAAATTGCTGATTCTTTTGGAATGAGTATCAATGAACTTCGAAATAGAGTTTCGATTGCCAAAGATGAGCAAATTCAATGGGAAACTCAAGCCTGTCTAAAGCTTAAAGACAAGGGCTATTCTCATATTGCTATTGGAGAAACTCTTGGAATTCCGGAATCTACAGTTAGAAATAGATTAAATCCGGTTCTTGCATCTAGAGCAAAAAAGACTTATCAAATAGCTGATATTTTGAAAGATCAGGTTGCTGACAAAAAGTACATTGATATTGGTGCTGGCGTAGCAACACAGCTTGGTGTTAGTTCCACAAAGCTTAATACCGCTGTTGATATTCTTAAAGAGCAAGGCTATAAGGTTCAGTATGTAAAAGTTGAGCAAGCAACAAACCCTGGGAAGTATACATCAGTAAAAGTTCTTGTTAAAGGAGACACTCCATATAAAGAAACTTATGACAATCGAGATCAAATCAGATCTCCTGAAGGTGTATATTTTGAAGACGGCGATAAAAAGTCGATTAAGCCGCCAGTTAGTATTGATTCAAAGCGTATAAAAATTAACTATACGGAAGATGGTGGCGGAGAAAAGGATGGCGTAATTGAGATTCGTCCTGGCGTAGATGATATTTCTTTAGGAAAAGATCACTATGCTCAAGTTCGTATCGCCGTTGACGATACTCATTACCTAAAAGGAATGGCTATGTACAGCAACAACATTCCTGACGGCTATGATATTTTGTTCAACACAAGTAAGCATTCCGGAACGCCAATGCTTGGCGAAAAAAACAATACTGTATTGAAACCTTTATCTTCTGATGAAGATAATCCATTTGGAGCCATTGTTCGTCAAAGAGATTATACAGACTCCAATGGAGAAAAACATCAATCAGCAATTAATATTGTCAATAGCGATGAGGATTGGGGACATTGGCAGCGTAGCATGTCTTCACAAATGCTTTCTAAGCAATTACCTCAGGTTGCAGAGAAGCAATTAGCAATTAGGTATGATCAGAAGAAAGCAGAGTTCGATGATATTTGCGCACTAACTAATCCGGTTGTAAAACGTAAAATGCTTGAGTCATTTGCTGATAGCTGTGATTCAGAAGCCGTTCATTTAAAGGCTGCTGGATTTCCTAGACAACGGACTCATGTTATTTTACCCGTTACTTCGCTTAAAGATAATGAGGTTTACGCGCCAAACTATCAAAACGGTGAAGAAGTAGTTCTGGTTAGATATCCTCATGGTGGAACCTTTGAATTGCCGAGACTTATTGTTAATAATAAGAACAAAGAGGCTCGTACTTATATTGGTAATGCCGAGAATGCTATCGGAATTAATTCTAAAGTTGCACAGCAATTATCTGGTGCAGACTTTGATGGAGATACGGTAACTGTTATTCCTACCAAAGGTCAGAAAATTAAAACATCATCCCCTTTAAGAGAATTAGAAGGGTTTGATACAAAGGAAAAGTATCCTGCCTATGAAGGAATGCCTAAAGTTTCTCCCGAAACTGGATTCCATAAACAAACCGAGATGGGCAAAGTATCAAATCTTATTACTGATATGACATTAAAGGGTGCTAAGAGTGATGAACTAGCAAGAGCCGTTAAACATTCTATGGTTGTTATTGATGCTGAGAAACATAATTTGAATTGGCGTCAATCATATGTGGACAATGGAATAGCAGAATTAAAAGAGAAGTACCAGGGGGGAGCAAACCGTGGTGCTTCTACTCTTATTTCTAGGGCCAAATCTCAGGAAAGAATCCCTGCCCGTAAAGAAGTTTATTCTACAAAGAACATGACACCAGAACAATTAAGAGATTATTATTCTGGAAAGAAAGTTTATGTTGAAACTGGGGAAACCTATACCGATAAAAAGGGCAAAGAAAAATTAAGACTTGAGAAAACCACAAAGATGATGACCACAGATGATGCATTTACTTTATCTTCTGGCACAGTAATGGAAGATAAGTATGCCGTTCATGCTAATAAGATGAAAGCTCTTGCAAATGATGCTCGTAAGGAACTTATTTCTACAGGAAAGCTTAAGTATTCGCCATCAGCTAAGGCCGCATATTCAGAAGAGGTACAGAGTTTAAATTCTAGTTTAAATTTAGCACTCCGTAACTCCCCAAAAGAAAGACAAGCCCAGCTAGTTGCAAGTAAGATAATCCAGGCTAAGAAAAAGAATAACCCCGACCTTACTGATAAAGAGGTTAAGAAACTAAAAGCTATAGCACTAGATACCGCCCGTAATAGAGTGGGGGCACGGGGGGTGCGTATAGAGCTATCCGATAGAGAGTGGGAGGCCATCCAGGCAGGCGCCATCAGTGATAGCAAGCTAACCCAGATCATAAAGTATGTAGACCTGGATGATTTACAAAAGCGTGCAACTCCTAGAGCTTCTAAATCTATTTCTGATGCCAAGATCTCAAGAGCTAAAGCTTTATTAAGATCTGGGTATACTTGGGCAGAAGTTTCTGAAGCAACTGGCATTTCTTCAAGCGCATTGCAAGAAGCTATTAATCCAAAGAAAGGGTGAGATTGTAAGTATGAAAGAAGTTATGCTCACAACTATCGATAATCCTTACGATCCATTTTCTCAATTCGATGATTGGAAAGCTTTTGATGATTTTAAAGGTTATCATACTTGTGAATATTTAGGAAGAATTGCAAGAACTGCTAATGACCTGAGCTATGCTGATCAAGCAATTGCCGTTGAACAAGCAATTGATGAGATTGTTGAGCTTAACGTTCTTGGAATCTATAAGAAAGTTACAAAAGAAGTTTGAAAAGTTATACTTTTGAAACTTTTAGATGATTGTTGACTTGGTTTTCGCATTGCTTTTCAAAAGTTATGTTAAAGTTTTTCAAAATTTTTCAAAAAAATAAATTTTTTAAAAAGTGAAAATATGAAAATAAGGACCTGTCAGCATAAAAATTAGATAGGGGGAGGGGTCTCGCAAAAAGTACCCCCCTCCTTCATCGCCCGCCTCCTAAATTTTCCTGCGGGGGTATATTTTTTGAGACTTTTTATATAAGCATAGGGGCTTTTTGGACATATGATAGTTCCGCAAGTGCCTTCACTGTTTTTTCTGTCTGTTTCGTGTTTCTTCTCCTTTCAAGATTCAGAAGTACCTCCCCCAAAAACTAGGTCAGAAGTCCCTATGCTTTTATAAGAAGTCTTATGAAAGTGGTGCGATGATATTTAGAACCATTTGCAAAGAAAGGAAAGGTGACAGGAATGTCTAAGGCAAAAGGCGAAACAGCTAAGCCTAAGAAGCGAGAACCCAAAGCCTTAACGCCTGAAGCCCGAGAGAATCAGCTTATTGCTCTTGCTTATGACCGAGCAGAACAACGGTTACGTGACGGGACAGCAACTTCTCAAGAGATTACACATTTTTTGAGACTTGGATCATCACGGGAGAAGCTCGAGCAAGAATTTACAAAAGAGAAGATTGAGTTATCGAAGGCCAAGAAGGAAATGTGCGAATCCGCCAAGCACATTGAAGAGCTTTACACCAAAGCCATCGATGCAATGAAACTTTACGGCGGTTATGGAGGCACAGAGGATGGCACAGAGGAAGACGTATTCTGAGTTAATACAGATTCCTGATTTTCTCGGGAGGTACAGGTACTTAAAACTTGGAGGTAGAGTTGGAGAAGCTACCTTTGGTTCGAGACGCATGCTTAATCAAATGTTTTACAAAACAGATGAGTGGAGACATGTAAGAGATGAAATCATAATTCGAGATTCCGGTTGTGATTTAGGAATTCTAGATCGAGAAATCGGCGGACGAATTTTAATTCATCATTTGAACCCAATTACAAAAGAAGATATTTTGCGGCGAGATCAAAAGTTGTTCGATCCGGAAAACTTGATCTGCGTTTGCAAGAATACTCATGATGCAATTCATTATGGCGATGAATCTTTACTAATGCTCGTTCCTCCAGATCGGGCACCAAATGATACTTGCCCGTGGAGGTGATATTTATGGATGAAAGCATTCTTGCTGAGATTAAAAAAGTACTTGGCATCACAGAAGAGTACAAAGTATTTGATGATGATTTAATAATGCATATTAACTCTGTGTTTATGGTTCTTCAGCAGCTTGGTGTTGGACCGGCTGACGGGTTTCAGATTACCGGATATTCTGAAACCTGGGCCGATTTTATGTCCGCATCTGACGAGAATCTTGTCGGAGTAAAAACGTACATCGCAATGAAAGTGCGTCTTATATTTGACCCGCCGTCCAGCTCGTTTGTTCTTGATTCATACAAGAAACTTATCGACGAGTTTGAATGGCGTCTTAATGTCCAGGTTGATCCTGGATTCTCAGAAGTAGATTAACAAGGAGCATGCTTATGGATGACAGATATTTAGCACATTATGGTGTGCTCGGAATGAAGTGGGGCGTCCGTCGCTACCAGAAATATGGCGAAGGCGGTTATAACCCTAAAAAGAAGAGAAAAGTTAAAGGGGAAGGAAAGCGAAAAGCTAAGAAAGCCCTTGCAATTGCAACGGGAGCAGCAGCTAGTGCTGGTTCCCTTGGAGCAGCTATTGCTGTTTCCAGAAGAGATGGAAACTCAGCTTGGGAACGAAATATTAAAGCTGGAAAAGACAAAGATCCAATTTCTAGAGCGGAACAAGCGTCTAGGCAGGTTAGTAAAAACCTAGAAGATCTTCAGAATATTGACAAAGGCATCAAGAAGTTTTCTGGCAATTCCAAATACAGATTAGAAGCAAAGTCAATGACCGATAAAGAACTTAAAGATGCCATTGGTCGAATGAATCTCGAAAGGCAGTATGCGTCATTAAAAGAAGAAGATATGAACGCCGGGCGGGTTACCATAGGCAATATTTTAGAGATTGCCGTTCCAGCAGCATCGCTTGCGGCTGGTGTTGTTAGCACTATTGCTATTGTGAAAGGATTAAAATAAATGCTATCAAATACTGCAACCCCGAAGTATTACGGGCAATTCCGTAATGCGGTACTTCGAGGTGAAATTCCGGTCAATCGGGAAATCTCTATGGAGATGAACCGAATTGATGATTTGATTAGGAATCCTGGTGTTTACTACGATGACCTTGCAGTGGAAGGTTGGATTAAGTTTTGCGAAAGTGAATTGACACTTACGGATGGCTCTGATCTATATTTACTAGATAGCTTCAAACTTTGGGGCGAGCAGGTATTTGGATGGTATTACTTTGTTGAGCGAAGCGTATACGAACCGACACCAGATAATCATGGTGGGCGATACGTACGCAAGCGTATAAAGAAACGTCTAATCAACAAACAATATTTGATCGTAGGTCGAGGCGCTGCGAAGTCGATGTATGATACTGGTATTCAGGCATACTTTGAGAATGTTGATACTTCAACGACACATCAGATCACTACAGCCCCTACCATGAAGTTGGCCGAAGAGGTAATGGCCCCGTATCGTACTGCTATTACGCGCGCGAAAGGACCATTGTTTCAATTCCTAACTGAAGGCTCCCTACAGAATACTACAGGATCCAGAGCAAATCGAATGAAACTCTCGTCTACTAAAAAGGGTATCGAGAATTTCTTAACCGGATCTCTCTTAGAGGTTCGCCCAATGAGTATTAACAAATTGCAAGGTCTTCGATGCAAGATTGCAACTGTTGACGAATGGCTCTCTGGTGATATTCGTGAAGACGTTATCGGTGCAATTGAACAGGGCGCTTCTAAACTTGATGATTACCTGATCGTGGCCACAAGTTCAGAAGGTACTGTCCGAAACGGTGCAGGCGACACTATCAAAATGGAGCTCATGGAAATCTTGAAGGGCGATTATATTAATCCTCACGTTTCTATTTGGTGGTATCGTCTTGATGATATCAAAGAGGTTAGTGACCCATCAATGTGGCTTAAAGCAAATCCGAATTTAGGTAAGACGGTCACATATGAAACATATCAGCTTGATGTAGAAAGAGCAGAAAAAGCTCCTGCCGCTCGAAACGACATACTAGCAAAACGATTTGGTATACCTATGGAAGGGTATACCTATTTTTTTACGTACGAGGAAACTTTGCCGCATAGAAAACGAGACTTTTGGTCTATGCCTTGTTCTATGGGGGCTGATCTTTCCCAGGGTGGAGACTTCTGTTCGTTTACATTCTTGTTTCCGCTTAAGAACGAGTGCTTTGGCGTAAAAACCAGAAACTACATCTCTTCAAGATCATTGAAGAATCTTCCGATGGCTATGCGGATTACTTATGAGACCTTTATCAAAGAAGGAAGCCTCGTAGTTATGGAATGCACTGTTCTTGATATGATGGACGTTTATGATGATCTTGACCAATACATTCAGGATAGTGATTACGACATTATCTGCTTTGGATACGATCCATACAATGCGAAAGAATTTGTAGAAAGATGGACATCTGAGAATGGTGAATTCGGGGTAGATAAAGTAATTCAGGGATCTAAAACGGAATCGGCTCCACTTAGTGAGCTTAAGACCTTAGCAGAAGAACGCATGCTTCTATTTGACCAAGAGATTATGAAGTATGCCATGGGAAACTGCATAACTATTGAAGATACTAATGGCAACTTGAAGCTGTTAAAGCGGAGATATGAGGCAAAAATCGACCCAGTAGCCGCAATGATGGATGGTTATGTTGCTTATAAACTTAATAAAGACGCATTTGAGTGAGGTGAGTCAAAATGGAGTATCGAGTAATTAGAACTAATGATTACCTCGCCCATTACGGGATTCTCGGCATGAAGTGGGGCATCAGACGATTTCAGAAATATGGCGAAGGCGGTTATGTGCCAAAAGGAAAACATAAAAAGATTGATCTGAGAACTAAAAAACAGAAAGAAAACGATCGTATTAATAAGGTTCTTTCTGATGTCAACAAAGATTCATTTAATAATAGCGAGCAGATAAAACATATACAGAGCCTCGGAGAGCAAGCAACAGAAAAAGCGAATACTGTCGCCGATCGAATGGGACAAGAATACGCTAAACTTAAAAACGAATATGCTTCTGCAAAAGAGTTAAGCGACGCTGATAAAGAATACTTCGATAGCCAATTAATGCGCAAGTATAAGTACAAAGATAAGCGGGAAATGCTTAAAGATTTTGAGATTCCTGATGATATGCTTATTTCGGATCTCACCAATATGTCTTACTCTCGAATTCAAGAACGAGCGCAAGATAACTGTAGCAAAGAGATAGCAGATTTCCATAAGTCAAATGACGAGTATTGGAACGAAGTAAATTCTTATATGGATGGTATGCGTAAAAAGTATGGGGATACCCTAACTTCGCAGATTCCAAAGTCAAAAGTTCCAGAAACAATCGAAGATCATATTTATAGAGATGTTTTGGATACCAGATGGAATTCATATCAATCTAGACATTTTTCAGATTACTGGACTTCGGATTATGAAGATGAGTACACCGCTCAGATAGCTTTAGAAAATCTTCTTCATAAACATTATACAGGAGAGTGGTTGTACGAATGAGTTATACAGTTATTAGAGCCGACGATTACCTCGCCCATTATGGCGTTAAAGGCATGAAATGGGGCGTTAGACACGATAAACCTCGTGGGCCTGGCGGATATTCTCCTCGAGCAATTATTGCTAGACGTAGAAATGCCAAAATCGATAAAAGTTTTCAGCAATGGAGAGAAGGCTCGGCAAATCGTGAAAATGCTATTACTCTTGGCAAAAAAGCTTCAGATTCTAGGCGAGCATATGAAGCCAATAAAAAAGATAAGTCCGCAAAAGCGCAATATAAGGCCGACAAGAAAGCATACAAAGCAGCATATAGAAAGAACACAACATATCGAAAGGGCCAAGTTAAAGGTGAAGTTGGGAAGTATACATCTCGTAAATATTTAACGGAAGCTAAGAGAGTCGAGAAACAGCTTAAAAACGATCCTAATAATAAAGAACTTCAAAGGCAATATTCTAGGTTGATGACAAAACACGACATCGAACGAGATAGGGCTAGAAGAGCACCTGAAGTGTATGCTAGACGATCTCAGAAAATTGCGCAGCTTCGAAGAGCTAGAACCATTGCTGTAAAAGCGGCTATTACAACTGCGGCTGTGTCAGTTGGGATTGCTGCTGTCAATAAGTATACAAATTACAATATCAATATGTCTGATGTTGCCAGAATGGAGAACGTTGTTAACCTTGGCAAATCAGTTCTTCAGTATATTTAAAAAGAGGTAATCGCATGGAAACATATTACATTATTAGAGCCGACGATCACCTTGCACATCATGGCGTTAAAGGTATGAAGTGGGGGGTCCGGCACGACAAACGCAAGGCCAATAGGCAGGCTAAGAAAGCTGCCAAAAAGCAGAAAAAGATAGATGATACATTTCGTAAAAATGTAAACAAAAACTGGTACAAATCCTACAATACGGCTAGTAATAAAATGAATAGCGAGGTTATTCCTCGTATTAATGCCAAGTATGATGGTAAAGATTTGGGGTTTGATGGGTATACATACACTTCTGAATACGGAAAAAAGTATATTAACGAGATCAAATCTGAATGGGAAAGCGTGTATTCCAAGCAATTATTGTCAGATTTTGGAACAACATCTACCATAGGTAAGAAATGGGTTGACGACGCTCCATTTATGAAGATGTATGACGACTAATTGGGCGATTGAGGTGATTGCATGGAAGCATATTATATTATTAGATCGGACGATTACCTAGCCCATCATGGCGTTAAAGGCATGAAGTGGGGGGTTAGACGGTATCAAAATAAAGATGGTTCTTTAACTGCACGTGGAAAAGAAGTATATGGTAATAAAAATGTTTATGGTAAATACAATGCATATCAAAAAGCTAATAAAGAGTATCGTAAGCAGTCTCGAAAACTTATTCCTAGTAAAAAGCATTATGAAAATGTGAACAAAGCTGCCGAAAAAAGTAGAAAAGCATACTTGGAATATAATAAATCTGCTGAGGCATATATGAAAAAGACCGGAAGGTATCCGAGATCATATCACAGAACCACGTTACTGCAGGGTGGGGCTCAGGATTTTATGATCAGAGCAGGCAAAAAACGAGTGGCGGCTATGCTTACAGCAGTCGGAGTTACTGGCGTGCAGTTAGCTATTGCTAGAACTGGGCATACTAAAATTGCTCAGATGCTAGGGACTGCTGGAATTATAACTGTTGGCATGCTTAATAGAAGCGCTAAAGCTGACAACGTAGCAGCTGCATTGATGGGCGTTGCAAACTCTAGTGAATCTATATATAAAGGAGTTTCTGCTAATAGACGGATTAAACAAAGGAGTGCTGCAAGTGCCTAACGATTATTTAGAGCATTATGGCGTTCCAGGTATGAAGTGGGGAGTTCGAAAAGCAAAGCAATATGCCGCGCATCCTAATGTTCGTAGGGCCGCTAATTATGCATCTGCGCAAAGTGTGCGAGTTTCTCGCAAAACGGCAAGATTGCAGAAGATTGCTAAATCAAAGGCTAAAAACTTTAAGAAAGACCCAATTAAGCTGTCTAGAAAAGTTAAGGCTAAACAGAAGCTTCATAGTCAACAGGTTAAATCTGCAGCAAAAGATGCTAAAACCGTTACTGCTAAAGCCTCTACATACATTAAAGGATATTTGAACAAACCAATCATTAATGCTGATGGTAAAGAAAGCACTGTTGGAAAACTATTCCTTGAGCAGTATACAATGGGCGCCAGTAAGCTAATTAAGAAAAAGAAGTAGGTGATGTGAATGCCTTCATTTAGAGAAAGGCTCCAGCATGGTTGGAATGCCTTTATTAATAATCGCGATCCTACATATACATATAATTATGGAGTAAGCAGTTATTATAGACCGGATCGCGTTCGTCTTACTAGAGGTAACGAGCGTTCAATTGTCACCTCTTTATACAACAGAATAGCGGTTGACGTCGCCGCCATTCAAATTCGTCATGTTACTGCCGATGAGAATGGTAATTTTAAATCTGACGTTAAATCATATTTGAATGAATGTCTTACTACGGAGGCTAACATTGACCAAACAGGTAGAGCATTCATTCAGGATCTTGTCATGACTATGTGCGACGTTGGTCATGCTGCCGTTGTTCCGGTTGACACAACACTTAATCCTGAAGTAACCGGAGGATATGATGTTCAGACGATGCGTATTGGGAAAGTCGTCCAGTGGTATCCTCAGCACGTTCAAGTTGATGTATATAACGAACGTATCGGCAAACATGAGCAGGTTTATTTGCCAAAGAAAGTAGTACCGATTATTGAGAATCCGTTGTTCGCTGTAATGAATGAGCCAAACTCTAACCTGCAGCGACTAATTCGCAAGCTTAACATCCTTGATGCTATTGACGAACAGAGCAGTTCCGGAAAACTGGATCTCATTATTCAGCTTCCGTATGTTATCAAGACAGATGCTCGTCGCCAGCAAGCAGAACAGAGACGTAAGCTTATCGAGGATCAGCTTAATGGATCCAAATACGGCATTGCTTATACAGATGGCACAGAACGTATTACGCAGCTTAATAGAGCAGTTGATAACAATCTTATGAGTCAGATCGAGTATCTTACTAAGATGCTTTACGGTCAGCTTGGTATGACAGAAGAGATTTTCAATGGTACTGCTAATGAAGAAACTATGCTGAACTATTATAACAGAACCATTGAGCCAATGATATCTGCAATTACTCTTGAGATGCGTAGAAAGTTCCTTACTAAAACAGCAAGAACGCAAGGCCAAACGATCATGTTCTTTAATAATCCGTTTAAACTTACACCGGTATCCAAACTTGCAGATATTGCTGATAAGTTTACCCGTAACGAGATTCTTTCTTCGAACGAACTTCGTGGAATTATTGGTTACAAACCGGTGGACGATCCTAGAGCGGACGAACTTCGCAACAAGAATCTTAATCAGTCTGTTGACCAGATGGCTCCCGTGACTGTTGGAGATGAAGAAGGTCTTGATCTTGAACCTGGAGAAGAGGAACTTGAGGAAGATGACAATCCGTTCAATGTTCCCGTTTCTCAATTAACCTAATTTTCCAAAACTTCAAAATGGAATATCTTTCTAAATTGTAGAGATAAATGACCACAATTATGTATAGATGTTAGTTTTGACTAATGGATTTATATGGAGGAAATAACGTGAGTAAGAAGTACGATTTCAGTGGTTATGCCACTAAGAATGACATTCTATGCTCTGACGGTAGAACCATTCGCCACAATGCTTTTGTTGAACAGGATGGCGCAAAGGTTCCTCTAGTTTGGATGCATGGGCATGACGATCCGGACAACGTACTTGGTCACGCAATTCTTGAAAACCGCGATGACGGTGTATTCATGTATGGGTATTTTAACAAAACCCCCAAAGCAGAGCATACAAAAGAAGCTGTGCAGCATGGTGACATCGATTCCGTTTCTATTTGGGCTAATAAGCTTAAACAGAAAGGCGGAGACGTAGTTCATGGCGTGATCAGAGAAGTAAGTCTGGTGCTTTCTCCGGCTAATCCCGGAGCAAGAATCACTCCGACTATTATCGCTCACTCCGACGACTTTGATGAATTTGATGCAACCATCTTCTTTGATGAACGCATCATTTGCCATTCGGATGACGACGAAGATGAGGATGATGACGAGGAGAAAAAGAAGAAAAAGAAGGCCGAGTCCGATGAAGATGAGGATGATGATTCTGAATCTGAAGAAGAGGAAGATGAAGATCCTAAAAAGAAAGAAGACAAGGTCGAACATAGTGATAAAGAAGGAGAAGCTGATATGGCTGACAAAGAAAGAACTGTTCAGGACGTCTATAACGAGATGACCGAAGAGCAGAAGAACGTATGCAATTACCTGGTAGGCATGGCCCTTCAGGACGCTGGCGTATCCGACGACGGCGAAGAAGTAGAACATAGTGATGACGAAGGAGAAAGCTTTATGGCACATCGTAACGTATTTGACAACGATATGGACGAGCGCATGGACGTTCTGTCCCACGACGAAATGACCACCATCATCAAAGATGGTAAGAAACTGGGCTCCCTGAAAGAGAGCTTCCTGTCCCATGCGGACGAGTACGGCATTGAAGACATTGAGATGCTGTTTCCCGAATACAAAAACCTGAACAACCCGCCCGAGTTTGTGCAGAGAGATACCGGCTGGGTTGGCAAGTGGATGTCTGGTGTTACCCACAGCCCGTTCAGCAGAATTAAATCTCAGTTTGCTAACATTACTGAGGATGAGGCCCGTGCAAAGGGTTACATGAAGACTCATCTGAAGAAAGAAGAAGTCTTCACCCTGCTCCGCAGAACCACTGATCCTCAGACCGTGTATAAGAAACAGAAACTCGATCGCGATGATACTATTGACATCACCGATTTCGATGTTGTTGCTTGGCTGAAGGTCGAGATGCGCTTTATGCTCGAAGAGGAGCTTGCTCGTGCAATGCTGATTGGTGACGGTCGTTCTTCCTCTGACGAAGATAAGATTCAGGAAATCCATGTTCGTCCGGTTGTATCTGACGAAGACTTCTTCACCATCAAAGTTCCTGTTGATGCTAGCAATGCAGATAAGTTCTATAAGAACATCGTTGCACAGTCTATCCGCGGTCGTAAGACATACAAAGGTTCCGGTTCTCCCACTCTGTGGACCACTGAGGACTATCTGTCTGAGCTGCTGCTTCTGGAAGACGGAATTGGTCATCGTCTGTACAAGACCGAGGCTGAGCTGGCTACCGCAATGCGCGTGAAAGACATCGTGACTGTTGAAGTTATGGAAGGCCAGACTATTAAAGTTAACAATGCTGATGTTGAAGTTATTGGCGTTATTGTTAACCCGGCAGACTACCGTGTTGGTGCCGATAAGGGCGGCCAGACCAGCCTGTTCGAGGACTTTGACATTGACTACAACCAGATGAAGTATCTGATTGAGACTCGTATCTCCGGTGCTCTGACCAAGCCCTTCTCCGCTATTGTTCTTTATAAGGATAATGCTGGTACTGCCAAGATCTCCAAGTGGAAAGATAAACATGACGGTACCACCGCTAACGGCTATACCGAGAAATCCGGCGAAGAGACTCCGTGATTTCAAAATAGAAGTGTCTAGGAGGAACAATGTCTAAATGGTTTGGTAAGGTAGGTTTTCTTACTCTTGAGGAAACCGCCCCAAGTGTATGGGAAGAAAAGATAACTACACGAGAGTATTATGGCGATGTTCTTAGAAAGTCATTTAAACATCAATCTTCCGAGCATTTAAATGATAATCTTTCGCTTAGCAATCAGATTAGTATTGTAGCTGATGAATACATGTACCAGCATTGCTCCTCCATTGTTTTTGTTGAATGGATGTGTGCTAAATGGAAAGTTACGAGTGTCGAACCTGATCGTCCTCGTATAAAACTTGACATAGGTGGTGTATACAATGGGCCGCAGACTTAATCTGGATAGCGAGTTGAGAGAATTACTCGGAAGTACAAATGTGTATTATCAACCACCTATGTCGGTTCAAATGCATTATCCTGCATTTGTGTATAGGCGGTCTGATGGATTACATACTTACGCAGATAACAATCCATACAATTTTAGAGTTCAGTACGAACTCACAATCATAACTAAAGATCCTGATAGTGACCTTATTGAGAAGGTTGCTAATCATTTCACTCGGATTCGATTTAGTCGTCATTATACGGCTGACAATCTGAATCATGATGTATTTGTAATTTACTACTAAGGAGGAAATCCCTTATGTCTAAACTTGAATGGGATAAGACCGGCGAACGGTTGTACGAAACTGGCGTTGAAAAAGGCGTCCTGTTTCCGTTTAACGTTGCACAGAATACATACGGAAAAGGTGTTGCATGGAATGGTCTGACTGCTGTTAACGAGAACCCCTCTGGTGCAGAAGCAACTGCTCTGTGGGCTGATGATATTAAATACCTGGAGCTCCGCTCCGCCGAGGAATTCGGTGCCACTATTGAGTGCTACACCTATCCTCCCGAATTTGAGCCTTGCAACGGTGTTGCTGAACTGGCACCAGGAATCAACATCGGTCAGCAGGTTCGTCAGAAATTTGGTTTCTCTTATGTAACCAAAATCGGTAACGATACCGAATATGAAGATCATGGCTATAAGATTCATGTTATTTATGGTGCTTCTGTTTCTCCGTCTGAGAAAGCATACCAGACCATCAATGACTCTCCGGAAGCCATTACCTTCTCTTACGAGATGACCACAACTCCGGTTAAAGTTAACGGTTTTAAACCGACTGCTCATCTTGAAATTGATTCCACTAAAGTTGATGAAGCTGCACTCACTGCTATCGAGAACAAACTGTACGGCACCGACGATGGTGAACCGACCCTGCTTCTCCCGGATGAGATCGTAAAGCTGATTAGTGGAACCTCTAACCCTTGATCTCTTTCAGAGATAACACCTCTTTACATGGAGCCCTCGTCAATCGCGGCGGGGGTTCCGCACTTATAGAAAGGAGAACTTAAATGCTTAAGAAAACCATTAAATACACCGATTATAACGGTGTTGAAAGAGAAGAAGATTTTTACTTCAATCTCACAAAAGCAGAATGTGCAAAAATGGAGCTTTCCACCGAAGGTGGGCTTGAGGCATTTGCTAATAGAATGATCCAGTCTCAGAATGGTAAAGAAATTGTTGATACCTTTGAGAAGATTGTTCTTATGGCCTACGGCGAAAAGACTCCAGATGGTCGTCGCTTTGTTAAGGGCAAAAATCAGGAGCTTGCAAAAGCTTTTGCAGAAACTCCCGCTTATGACATTTTGTTTATGGAACTTATCACAAGCGACGAAACAATGGCAGATTTTATTAACGGTATTGTACCTCAGGCTTAATTTGGAGGTGTTTGAATGTTGCAGATTACTATTCCTGCGGGGGAAGATTTTGACGAAGCTACGTCAATGTTCATTCCGTACAAAGAGCAACATTTGACTTTAGAACACTCTTTGGTCTCACTTTCAAAATGGGAGTCAAAATGGGAAAAACCGTTCTTAGATACAGAGAAGACTCCTGAAGAGTTATACGACTACATAAGATGCATGAGTATAAATCCAGTAGACATGCAAACTATAAAGCACTTGTCCAATGAAAACATTATCGAAGTTAAAGATTATATTGATGCTAAGATGTCGGCTACTTGGTTTAGAGAAACTCATCAACCAGGCGGTCGTCGTATAGTCACTGCAGAAGTCATTTACTATTGGATGGTTGCTCTGAACATTCCGTTCGAGTGCCAGAAGTGGCATTTAAATCGGTTGCTCACATTGATTCGAGTTTGCAATGAAGAAAACAAACCGAAGAAGAACATGAGCAAAGCAGAAATTGCAAGACAAACTCGCGAGCTAAATGCCGCAAGACGTAAACGATTACATACCCGTGGGTGATGCCTATGATAACCTTTGAACAAAAAGGTACATTTGATAAAACGGACCGATTCTTTAAGTTTATTGCTAAGCATCAGCTTATGAACGGTTTGGAAAAGTATGCTCAGAGAGGCGTTGAGGCATTGTCTTCTGCAACGCCTTTAGACTCCGGTAAAACGGCGGACCTTTGGGATTACGAAATTGTTAAAGAAAAGGGAGTAGTGTCTATCTATTGGACTAACTCCAATATAAATGATGGTGTAAATATTGCCGTAATACTGCAATACGGTCACGGCACCAGAACTGGTGGATGGGTAGAAGGATCTGATTACATTAATCCCGCTATCCGTCCAATTTTTGATGAAATTGCAGATGCCGCATGGAAGGAGCTGATTAGTAAATGAGTAGATCTGTTGATGAACGTGTAGTTCAAATGAAGTTCGATAATACTCAGTTCGAAAAGAATACAGCTCAGTCCATGAAAACCATGGGCAAACTTAAAGATTCTTTAAATGATCTTGGTAAGAGTAAAACCGATCCTTTCAAAGAAATTTCTAAGAGCGCTAATGGTATAGATTTTAGTAAGCTCGAAAGTAATATTCAGGCGCTTTCCGATAGATTCTCTACTATGGGAATCATTGGAATGACCGTAATTCAGGATATTACTAATAGCATGCTCAGCATTGCTAAGAATACATGGAATAAAACCATAGGGCAAATGAAATCCGGCGGTATGGCTCGAGCTTTGAATATTAAGCAGGCAAGATTCCAAATGGAAGGTTTGCTGAACGACGAAGAAAAAGTAAATGCTGTTATGGATAAAGCCTTGGCTTCGGTTGATGGCACCGCTTACTCTCTTGATGCTGCGGCAAAGGTCGCATCCACGCTTACAGCGTCGGGTTTAACAGATCTTGATAAACTTGAGCGAGCTTTACGTGGTGTAGCGGGAGCTGCCGCAATGTCGGGTAAGGACTACCAGTCAGTTGGCGATATTTTTTCAACGGTTGCTTCTAATGGTCGATTAATGACTATGCAGTTAAGGCAATTCTCTTCTGCGGGACTTAATATTTCAGCAACTTTAGCGGAGCAACTTGGCAAAACAGAAGCACAAATCAACGAAATGGTCACCAAAGGAAAGATCTCCTTTGATGAATTCGCTGAGGCTATGGCTAATGCATATGCAGAGCATGCTACAAAAGCTAATAACACGTATGAAGGCGCATTATCCAACATGAAATCGGCAATGAATAAGATAGGTGCTGATTTCATGACGCCATATTTAGATGCGATGCGTCCAATATTCTTAGCTATTAAGGACATGTTTAATCGCATTAAAGTGTTCACAGCCGTATTTGCGAACGGCCCTTGGACTAAGACCTTAGAGCGGCTCTCAAAGATTGTTCAAGAGATAATTGGAAGTCTCAACTTTTCTTTTCTTGGCCGCATTGCCGATTTTCTCGAAGGTCCATTACTTAAAACGCCCCAAGTTTTATATACGATTTGGAATGTTTTACAGGGGATAGGCGCAATTGCGTCGAAGCTTGGCCGTGCGGTATTTGAACCTATTGGTAGAGCATTTAAGCTTGTGTTTAACAAAGACTACGTTGATATTTTGCATGGGCTGTCTATGAGATTTAAGATTTTTGCAGATAATCTTAAGTTTAGTGGCCCTTTATTCCAAAACATTGGCGTAACGTTTACTGGGCTTTTTACCGCTCTTAAGCTCGTTGGTAATTTTATGGTCGATCTTATTAAAGATACCAAACCATTATGGACGTTGCTTGGCGAGCTCATTAATAGGTTCTTCGAACTAACTGCCAATCTTAGCCGTTGGTTTATCAATCTAACAAAAACTAAGGACATCCACGCAGAGCTTACAAGTATATTTCAGCGTTTGGCCGATGCAATTCGAAAGGTTGTTGACTGGATAGCCAAGATGACGTCCAGTATGGTAACCCTCGGTAAAACCATTGCTACTCATATTAATTTCCAGCCACTCGTCGATGGTATTAAATCGATGATTGACTCAATTAAAAAGTACTTTACTCTTGGCAATATTACTGAGTCTTTAAAGACTGTAGGTAATGCCTTGGTCGAGGTAATTTACAACATAATTGATCGAATCGGAAAACTTTTCTCCGATAATAAGTTCATGAAAGGTTTTAAACGATTCGTTACTATATTTAGTGCAGCGAATACGACAAGAGGCATAGCTGGTTTTGTTCAATGGCTTCGAGCAATGTTTGATGAAGTAAAAGCAATGCCGATTAAATTACAGAATTTTGCAAAGTCAATTCAAGGAGTTTTTGAAAGCGCATCGGGGGCTCTTGATGCTGTTTCTGATACACTTGAACACATGCAGAATGCAGTAAAAGCTAAAGCCATTAAGAGTATTGCTATAGCGGTAGCGCTTCTTGCATTCTCATTAATTGCACTTTCATCTCTTGATATCCAGGAGCTTGGAATTGGTTTGCTTGGTATTGCTGGTATTTTAGGTCTTATTACTGGTGCGTTTAGCATCCTTGCAAAAACCCTAAAGAAAGCAAACGCAAAAGCGATGGTGGCTACTGGAAAAGCGATGACCTCTATGGGTATTGCTATTGCATTGATGGCATTGGCGGTTCATATGCTTGCCGATTTGAATATTGAACAGCTTATTACCGGTCTTGCTGGCGTTATTGCGCTTGTTATTGCTCTTTCGGCCGCTATCACGTATATTTCAAAGAATGCTAAGAATATTCGTAATACTGGAAAGGCGTTCGTACCGCTTGCAGTAGGCATTCTTATTTTAGCTGCCGCTGTAAAAGTCCTTGCGCAGCTTAATCTTGAACAGTTAGCTAAAGGTGTTGGCGGAGTTGCAGTTCTTCTTGCGGCTCTTGCTGGGTTTAGTCATATTTTCAAGAAAAGCAGTATTGGCGTTTTCTCTGGTGTGGGTATGGTTTTAATGGCCACATCACTAGTTATATTTGTGCAGGCAATGAAGCCGCTTGCCAATATGCCAATAAATCCCTTGGTTCAGGGAATTACTGCAATTGGAATTATTCTTGGTATTATTGCGGCGTTTAGTCAAACTCTTAAAGGAGGAAGACTTCTTGCAGCGGCGGTCGCCCTTCCTATTATTGGTGGAGCGATCAGTATATTTGTTAAAAATATTAAAGACCTTGGTGGAATGAGTCTTCTCGAAATGCAGCAGGGTCTTACTGGCATGGCCGCAGGACTTCTTGAACTTGCCGTTGCTATGTATCTAATGCAGGGGCTTCTTAAAGGTGCGGCAGCTTTATTAATTGCTTCTATCGCCATAGGTGCTATTGCAAAAGTAGTTACTTTGTTTGGTGGATTAGAGTGGGATGTAATTATTAAGGGTCTTATTGCGCTTGGAGGAGCCTTGCTAGTGGTTGTTGCCGCTGGTGCTCTAGCAGGTTTGTGTGTCCCCGGTCTTTTAGCTTTATCGGCAACGCTGGTTGCTATTTCTGTGACTATTGTAGCGGCTGCAGTTGGATTTGCGCTATTTGCAGTATCTATTTCTGCAATGGCCATATCTATTTCGATGGGCGCGACGCTTATTACCAATGCTATTACAAACTTCTTAACCGTGATTAAAGGTATTGGAAAGGTTCTTGGTGATATTGCAATAGCGCTTATAAAGGCCGCCTCACCATTAGCAACAGCCCTTGCCGCACTTGTAACCGCTATTGCAACAGTATTACCAAAAATTGCGGAAACAATTGCCACTGGTATTATGCAGACAATAGAAAAGATCCTTACTCTTCTAATAGAGAACGGATCGAGGATTGCAATGGGTATATTAACGCTTATTGCTGGACTCCTTCAGGTTATAGCCGAAAATATTCCCATTATTGTAAATGCGGGCGTTGAGCTCATTACGCATTTCATCGATGCAATGGCGAATGCTATAGTCACAAATTCCGACAAGATCCTTACTGCAATTACGAATCTTGTTAATTCTATTCTATATTTTGTTTTAAATGCTATTCAGTCGATCGTTCAGGAGATTCCTCTTATTGGTAATAAACTTGGAGGAGCTCTTGAAACAGCGAAGAACAGCGTTAAAGACAAAATGACTACCGATGAGATGGCAAACATTGGCTCCGAAGGGGCAAAGAAACTTGCCAGCAAATCTGGTGATTTCGAATCCTCTGGTTCTATTCTTGGCGGAGCCTTTACCAAAGGTCTTACTGATAGCACCGATGAGACTGTTCTTGGCGGTGTTGGAGATAAACTTCTCGGTAGTCTTGACGGACTTACTGGCGACTTCAACACAAAAGGCGTAGAAGCTATGACCGGATGGGGAACTGGAGCAGATAGCAAAACTGATGATGCTGCTAAGTCTGTTGATAAAGTCAACGATAAGGCGCTCGATCGCATGAAGCTGGCACGTAAAAAGTACGTCACCGAAGGTGGCACCGGAGTCAAGAAGATTGGCGAAGGTATGCGCGACTCTAAGGCTGTTGACGAAGTTCGTAAAGCTGGTGAGAATGCTGGTGGAAAAGGTGCTGAAGGTGCTAAGAGTAAACGTAAAGACTTTGTCAGCGCTGGTAAAGATGCGGCTTCTGGATATGTGGAAGGTATTAATGCAAAACAGTCTGCAGTATATTCTTCTGGCGGTAACATGGCTAAATGGGCTCTTATGGGCACTAAGGAACGCCAGAACTCTAATTCTCCTTCTAAAGAATTTGGAAAACTTGGTGTTGATGGTGGCGAAGGATACATCGTCGGTGTTACAAGCACTCTTGGTGATGTTCGTAAAGCCACTAGTAAGATGGCGGAATCAGCGCTTGATGGAATGCAGTCTGCAATCACTAAGATTAATGATCTAATCAACCAGGGTGATAATTACTCTCCTGTCATTCGTCCGGTCGTAGATCTTTCAGGCGTTGCAGCAAGTGCATCTCAGATTAGCGGATATTTTAATAGTCCGACAGTATCTCCGTATACCGATCAGGTTAATGCAATCGTTAATGGTGGTGTTCTTGGCGTTACAGGACAGCTCAACGTTGCTTCTGTTAAAGGAAACCGCGAAGTCGTGGATTCTATTGCTGAGATTCGTGCCGATATTTATGATCTTAATAATGCGATTAGAAACATGCAGCTTGTTCTGGATACTGGTGCTACAGTTGGTGGAATTTATCAGAAGATGGACGCCAAACTCGGTCAGGTGCAAGGCTATAAAGGGAGGAACATTTAATGATTAATGAGCATCAAATTACATTTGAGCTTGCTGATGGAACACGAGTAAATACCTGGAGCGATTGGCATCTTGTTCCAACAGAGAGACCTACGGTAAAGCCTCCCGAACCTAAATACTCCTACACAGAAATTCAGGCTTCTGATGGAAAACTAGATTCAACAGATTTTCCAAATGGCTATCCATCGTTCAATAATAGAACTGGTAGCTGGGAATTTTATGTAATAAATAGTTTAGGGGATCTGAATACATATCACGGTACTTGGTATGATAGGTATTCGAAGATTATGAATACAATTCAAGGTCGTAAAGTGAAAGTATATTTGGACGATCAGCCTGACTATTATTATGAAGGACGAGTTCATGTTAGCGATCATAATCCTGAAAGAACTTGGTCCAAGATCACAATCAATTATGACCTGTTTCCGTACAAGTTCTCGGTCGAAGATTATGAAACTGAGAATTATGAAATTAACGGAACAAATACCATTACTGTGATTGGTTCTGATATGCCAGTCTTTCCGACTATTACCGCCAGCTCGACTACGTATATTTTTAATCCAAATAATGCAGCGACTAGAGCTATGGTTGTTCAGATGCTGTATAAGTATCATATTTACAATCGTAATCAGTTGTCAAATACTGCAAAAGCTCTACAGCTCACGATAGATAATTCACTTATTGCTACTACTGAACTTCCATTTATTGATATTCCGGATGACGCGTATTATATGGATGCTCTTAAGTGGATGTACGGAAAGAAATACGTTGCGGGTTATACAAACGAGCTGTTCGTACCCAACAATGGTTGTACCAGAGCCCAGTTTATTCAGATTCTGTGGCGTTTAAAGAACTCTCCGAATTCTTCCGAGAGTATTCCGTTCGTTGATGTAAAGAATACCGACTATTACTACACTGCAGTACGCTGGGCATATGAGAAAGGGTATATTTCCGGTACAAGTGCTAACACCTTTAGCCCGAATCAGGTTATTACTCGAGCCCAAGCAGCATTTATTATTTGGTGCGCAGCGGGAAGGCCATCTGCAAGTCTTCCTGAAGGCGAATCAGTTACAGACGTATCGAATACTCAAAATAAACCCTGGTATTACGATGCTATTAAATGGACTTGGACCCACGGTTATATGGCAGGAACAACTTCAAACAGATTCGATCCTGCTACAAAGTCAACTAGAGGCCATTTCTTCACAGTTCTTCTCGCTTGGTATGGTGGCCACATGACCGAACAGCCATATGATGGCCATTGGCCTAGCTTACTCGCATCCTGGAAAGTAGATCAGTCAAATTATCAGGAGCCTTCGACTCTTGCGCAATTTAAATCTGATATGTCCAGTGCAGGTATGAGCTATAGCAATGATGAGCTTAGCAGAATGTGGACATGGGTTCAGACCGGTATTACTGAAGCTCTTGATGGTGATGGTGTCGATGATTATCCGTTTACCGATACACGTAGAACGGACTATTACTACTATCCGTCTGTTTGGGCTCGCTACAAACAGTATACGCAGGGTGTCGATGCTCATACATTCGGAGGTAATATTCCGATTTTGCGTTGGCAGTGCGTATATTGTCTCTGGTTGGTTGCTGGAGATGGTACCACTGGTCCTATTGCCAAAGAAGGAAACCGTGCGAAAGATGTACCACCAACGGCCATCTATGCGAAAGCAGTTGACTGGGCTGTCGAGAATGGTGTAACTGCTCTCGAATCTAATGGTAACTTCAATCCTGGCGGTGAAGCTACTCGAGCAATGATTGCTCAGTTCTTCTATAAACTGGAACAGACATGGGGCTCTCCAGATATTAGTGTAAGTGATTCAGATATGCCGTTTATCGATGTCCCTGATGGTTATCTTTATTACAAGGAAGCCGTTGATTGGGCTCTTCAGAACGGTATTGCAGCTAAGGCTGGTTCTGGACTTACTATCAAACGTGGTGATAATGAATTTCATGTTGATGATGGTACGAATCTTATGCCGTTTGTACCAATTGTTAAAGGTGCTAACGAATTAACATTCAAAGGCAAAGGAACTGTACGTCTTAGCTATAAGAGGGGGAGTTTGTAAATGTATTCTATCCATTTGGATGATAAACTCATTTACGCATCTAACATCCCACCGTCTAGTGCATATGCATTGTACGCTCCAAAACTTACAACTGAGATCGGAAAGTCCGGGTCTTTGACCTTCAGCATTCCTTCAACAAATAAGTATTTCGGAAAATTCAAATTGTTGAAGTCAGTTGTTTCTGTTCGTCAAAATGGAAGAGTTTTCTGGAAAGGAAGAGTACTTGACGGATCTGGAGATTTTTTTAGAAACCGTACTTTTACCGTTCCGGGAATTATGGACTTTCTCAATGACTCAGTTCAGGAGCCAGAGACTATGTCAACAACCCTCTTGCAGTTGTTCCATAGAATAATTGATAAGCATAATGAAAAAGTTGAGCCTTATAAACGTTTTACTGTTGGTGCGTTTACTATGGATAACGTTGAAGTTGAATACAGCGAAGGGTGCGTTAAAACCATGGAGCTCTTTACTCAACTTATTGAAGACTATGGGGGATACTTATCAGTTACCTATGGACCAACTGCAAATTTAATTAACTGGCATAAAGAAATTGAGCAAACTGGCAAGCAAGTCATTCGATTTGGAGAAGGTCTACTTGACTTTGCTGATGCTTATACCGGCGAAGATGTGGTTACTTGCCTTATTCCATATGGAAAAGATGGTCTTCAGCTTGCTAATAAGTACATTAAAAGTGACATCGGTTGCGACTTATTTGGTCAGATCTGGGATACAATTACATTCTCAGATATTGACAATGTTGAAACCCTTGAAACAACAGCTCAAATCTATTTGAATAATCTTGTTTGGTCGTCTATGAATTTAAATATTTCTGCGGCTGATCTGATTACTATGGGTGTAGAAGATGTCGATCAGATCGAGTCAGGGAAGAAATACAAGATTATTTCTCCACCGCATAAACTCGACTATCCATTCCCGTGTACTAAATCGGAGATCGACATTCAGAACCCCGGCGCAAGTACATTTGGCTTTGAGGCTCAGACCATCTGGACTCAGCTGGACGACACTAAGTTATATTCTCAGTTATTGAGAGACCATAGTGCGATTAAGATGGTGCAGAATAAGTCGCTGACGTCCAGGGGATCGGCTACAGAGAAATCTGTAAGCACGAAAGGTGGACGCTTTACTGGAACAGTCCAGTTCTCTGATAATACGAATCTACAATTTGAAAAAGGCATTCTGGTTGGAGGCTCTAGTTCGGAAGGTGAATTCTAATGGCTACTGTTTATGCCAGCAATGATCGCTGGGACTATGAAGGACCTCAGTCGGAGGCCAATGCTTCGTATATTTTCAGTTTTTTCAGACAGCAAGGGTGGTCTGATAACGCGATTTGTGGGCTTCTAGGCAATACCACTCATGAGTCTTACAATAACCCAGGATTCTGGGAGCGTGGAGGTTACGGCGGTTTCGGAATTGTCCAGTGGACACCTTCTGGTAAATACCGTGATTGGGCTATAAAGAAAGGCTATCCTTGCGAATCTGATTATTCTGACCCAGAGAAATATTTGCTGGGTCAATGCCGTCGTATCATGTATGAATTTGAACACGGCGGTACATGGTATGCTACGAGGACATGGAATCTTACATTCCAGCAGTTCTCACAAACAACTATGGACGTAGGTGATGCGGCAGAAGCATTCTGTTGGTGTTATGAACGACCTGCAGCGGCTACTGCAAATGTTAAAGCACGGCGTAGGTATGCAAATAACTGGCTTGGTAAGCTTACAAAAGGGCAGTTGTCCAGAACTAGTGCTGCGTATTCTGCGGTACAGTGGATCAAAGCAATCGCTAATGATCCTTCTCATGGTTACGACTGGGATTCTCGTTGGGGACCAGATTACGATTGTTCTTCACTAGTAATCTCAGCATATCAGCAAGCAGGAATTGATTTGAAAGGCCATGGGGCTAATTCAACTCATGACATGTATGAAGCCTGTATTGCGTGTGGTTTCACAGATGTTACAAGCCAGATTAATTTGAAAACTGGAGAAGGTCTCATTCCTGGAGACATTCTTTTGAATAGAATCCACCATGCTGCTATGTATGTTGGCGATGGAAAGATCGTTCAGGCATCGATAAACGAGTTTGGTGGAGTTAGAGGTGGACAATCCGGAGATCAAACGGGCTCCGAGATCAACACCAAGAAATATTACGTGTATAAACATGGTTGGAATTATGTTCTTCGTGGTGACGGATTAGTTGGATTCGGTGGCTATGGAGCTTCCGGGTCAGTGTACGTTGTTCGAGCAACTAAAGTTGCGACTGAGAACTGGCAAGACAGTGTTGTGCGAAATTAAACTTCAAAATAGAAGTAAATTGTTGGAGGTGAAGAGATGTCTTCAGTTAGGTACACTCCTTTTAGACTGAATTTTATACCGGAGGGGCCTCCTCCAAGGGTTCGTGTTCATCAATATGATGTAGGTACAATAATTAGTTTGCGTGGAAACATGTTTTATGGTGTTGAAGCGACTGATATGACCGACAGTTGGTTTTTAGGTGTAGCCACAATTAAGGTTGCATTTACTCGCGGCGATCACAGGAAGTTCGAGTATGAGCTTACGCGTAGAAGCTATACGGATACATACTTCCAGTTTCCTCTCGATGAAAACATGACTGCCGCACCGGGTCCATGTGTTATGACCATAGGTTTTGATGATGGAGCTGGAAACGTTCTTTGGACTCAGAACTTTATAGTGGATGTTGAACGTCATCCAGTACAGGAGGGTGAAGCTTAATGTCTCTTAAAGTCATTAACTTTGATCTTAACTTTATACCGACTGGTGTTCCTCCAATTGTTCATATTCATCAGTATGATCTTGGCGAGATTGTCACTCTTCGTCCGACGCTTTATTATAGAGATGAACTCTATAATGGAATGAATCTCGAAGAGTGTGATTTTATTGTTGCCTATCAGCGACCAGATGGATCCCAGCAGTCATATACGATCGAGAACCACGTATTCTACGACGAATATGTCTTTGAGTTTCCGTTGGATGCCAACATGACGGCTATGCATGGCCCAAATGTTATGTCGTTGGGTTTTGTTGATAGAACTACGAACAATATTCTTTGGACTCAAAACTTCATTTTGTTCGTTGAAAGACACCCGATTCAGTCCGAAGATTACATTGGATCGTCTGTATATGATGGTATGCTCAGGCTGCTTCAGAGATACGTCGATGAAGCGTATGCGGCTACACCTCCGGGTTATGAAGAGCACGTCGCCAAGATCCAAGAGGTCGAGCGGACAATAGACACCTTAAAGGAAGACATTCGAGAGAATCTCGAGGAAGCTAATAAATATACCGATCAGCAGATTGGCGGTCTTGATAGTGTTTACGCCACGTTACAAGATGTTACCAATGCTCAAAATGAAGGTAGAGCATACGCCGGACAATTGATTGGCGACACCGAAACAAGAATAAATTCTGATATGGCGTTGATGTATCAGTTGAAAAGTGATGCCAAAACAGATAAGACTGATCTTCAGATTTATGCTGAGCAGGTCTCTGAATCTTCTGCGACTGAGATTAAGGATTACCTTGGATTAGATTACACTTCATCTGAGCCAGGATTAACCGAGACAGGACTTCTGAATACTGTTATCACTCAAACGGCAGAAAGTATTGTTCAGGAAGCAACTGCAGAGTTTATGACCGAGTCAGAGGCAGATGGGATAATTACTTCTAGAGTAAACTCCAAGGTCGAGCAGAAAGCCAATGAAATTACTACGACAGTAGCTCAGTTTTATGAGACTAAGGAGGATGCTAGCCGGAAGTTATCTGACGCACAGAGTTATGCTCGAAGCCAGATCTCTCAAAAAGCTGGCGAGATAACTACTACAGTTAAGGCATATACTGATGATTCGATCAGTAACCTTAAAATTGGTGCTCAAAACCTTCTTAGAGGAACCAATGAGTACAAAACAACAGACGAATCCAATAGTTGGGTTCCGACCTATAACAATGGCGGATGGAAAGCTACCGGAACTGTCACAGCATCCGAGCTTGACAATAATCCAGGCAATGGATTTACTGTTGGAGCAAAGATTCAAAATGGAAGTCTTTCTCAGAACAGTATTGACTTTTTGGTCAATAAAAAAGCATATGTTGTTCATATGTATCTTAAGGGCTCCGGTCTTCCTGACCCGCATGGTGAAAAAGCGGCAATAGATTCTGCGCTTAAGAACATAGTATATTTTCGGAACACCACAACAGGTAATAAACTCGTACTGGATTACGCTACAGAGACAGATCAGGAAACTGGTGAAGAAACCGTAATTCGTAATCAGAGTTTTAATTACCACTATCCGTATAAAGAAGTTGTTACATATCCAACTTATACGGAAGAAGACGAGCAGGGTAATCAAGTAACTAAAGTTCGGAAACAGGTTGATTATGTAGAAATTACAGATTCGCCGTGGAGAGAACTTGAGTGGTATATACTCTGTGATGAGTGGCCTGAGAACGTTGATATAGTTGTTGACTCTCTGAATGGCACACTCGATGTTTGTGGAATTAAGATGGAGGAAGGCTCTAAAGCTACCGCATGGCAGCCTAATGAGTTTGACATTAAGAAGTATACAAATACTCAGATTCAGCAGACAAATGATCGTATAAGTCTTATTGCAGATGCTCAAGATACTACCGATAAAAAAGTTAGTAACATGAATAGCCGACTTGACGTTGAGGCTGGAAAGATCGCCGCTATGGTTGCCGCTGGATTCATCACCGAAGACGAGGAACAGGGATGGACTAGTAGTTATAGCACTCAGCAAGAAACAAAAATCATGAACCAGGTCAGCAGCGCATATGCAACGAAAGATCGGGTCAATGAGGTTGAGTCAAAGATTGTAACTACCGATACATACACACGGATTGTATCAAGGGCTGTTTCCGAGATCAAAATAGGTGGAGAGAATCTTATCCGATCCACAGAACTAGTATCTGAAACTGTATCCTCGGAGAATGCTACATGGGCGTTGGCGGATGCAGAAAATGGTTGGTACAAGCAAGGAAACAGTAATATTACTTTAGAAAGAATAAACGTCAATAACGCTCCAAGCAATGGTGTCAGAAAAGGCTGGAGATTTACGCATTCTGGCAATATTACTTCCGCGAATCATGCTACGGTTGCTCAGTATAGCGTACCTGTGACTTATCAGCAGGAGTATACTATAAGCTTTTACGCCAGGCTTGTTTCTGGTGCGGCAAGAGCCTTTTGCCAGACGTATATTTCAGCATCTGGAACTCACACACATACTCAATCATTTGATGAGCTTACCTCAGATTGGAAAAGATGCGTATTTACCTTTACTCATGATTTTGAGAATTCTAGAAATCAGACGGGTATATATTTTGGTATCGAATGGGATGCTAGTGTTGCTGGTGTTATTGAGATCTGTGGCCTTAAACTTGAATTAGGTAACGTGGCTACTGATTGGTGTCCTTCTGTTTATGATATGGAGGCATATACTCAGGCGTCGCTTACGGTTGCTACAAATAGTATTACAGCTCAAGTATCTGCAATAGATGGGAGAGTATCAACCGTTGAACAGACTGCAGAAGGCCTAACGTCTACAGTTTCTAAAATGTCTGTCGGCGGAGTAAATATGCTCCAAGACGTTAACGCATCGTCTTTGACAAAAGTTAACGCCGCGCATAATCGATATTTTAGTGATAGCAGTGTTACCGAAGTTACACCGACAATGGTCGAAATAAGCGATCCTCCAAACGGTGTAAATGTTTCATACGGTGCCAGATTTGTTGTATCGTCAGTAAATACTTCTAAAGCAAGACGGCTTTGTTGGTATTCTGGAGGAGTAGTGCCATTTGTTGATGGCGAAACATACACGGTGTCTTGCTATGGGCGAATAGTAAGCGGAGATACCATGCGAGTCAGCTTCCAGTTTGGTACATCTTCCTATAAAGGAACCAAGATCGATAGCATTAGTGGCGAGTGGGCCAGATATACGTATTCCTTTACCTACAAAAAGTCAGATTATGGCGATACAGATGGTGTTGGAACTAGAGTATATATAGGCGTACTCGCGGCGTATACCGGAACGTTTGAGCTTTGTGGTTTCCAATGTGAAAAAGGAACTTTTGCAACTGCTTTTTCAGAGGAATCTGTAACACCTAGTAATATTATTTCCAGAATAAATCAAACTGCAGAATCCGTTACGATTGATGCTTCAAAAATTAATTTTAATGGTAGTACATTCTTTACAAATCTTCAGTCAGAAGTTCAAAATGCAGTTAGCGGTTCTGTTAAACGCATATATTATCGAACAACTACTAATTCTCAGCCATCAGCTCCGTCTTCAGGAGTAACTACTGGCGTAACTTCTACCGCTACAACTGCTGGAGATTGGCGTACGGTTATTCCTGATTTCTCACCAGGCAACACGTTCTATTGGACTTGTGAGGAATATAAGAAAAACGATGGTAAGTTCTATTACACAAACGTTTCTCCATTCCATGCAACAATAGTTGATGGTGCAAATATTTACGCAGGATCAATTACGCTTACTAAATTTGATAGTAATACTCAAAATACGATCAGTACTGCTTCATCAGATGCGAGTACGGCAAAAACTGATGCCAGTAACGCATTAACTGCGGCCAATAAAGCGGTCGTTGAGTCTGTTACTGTTTATTACTGTTTCGATAAAACAGCACCGACACAGCCAACAGATACAGAAATCACAGAGACAAGTTCTGAAGTTGATCAGTGGACATTGAGGATGCCGGATCCAGTTTATAATGGGTATTATTATGAATGTACTCAACAAAAACTAAATGACGGTACTTTTACCTTCACCGAGATGCGCCGAATGTCATTTACGGAAGGTATTGCTAAGTGGATTAGTAGTAATGACTCTACTAAGATCGATGGCGGACATATTTACACCAAGTCTGTAGATACCGGCGCTTTGAATCTGTATGGGTTACTTCAGATTAATCAAACGTCTTCTGGTACTGTCGGAGGATACATTGGTTATGAATCTGGTGTTACTATAAATTCTGGCGGTTACTCTAAAACCAATGGATTTAGATTGTATTCATCAAACAAGTCACATTATATTCATACATCAACTGACGGCCTGGTTGTTCATGCTAATACTTACTTACAGCTTTACAATGGTGGAACCCAGTATACGCATATGTATACAAATGCCGGAATGGATTTCAGAACGATCAATGATTCAACAGGAGATCCTAAGCTAATATCTTCAAGTAATGACGGCAAAACCAGAAAACCGTTGACAATAGGCGCTAGTTATTTATATCTAGATGCAGATACAAATATTATTTATATTCAGGACCATCAAGATGTTTCGGCAAATGCTAGTCAGTCTGGCCTTGGATATAGCTCTACATCTGCTACTGGGTCTAGATTTGTTACATATGTTATATCAACGTCTTCCGACACTGGAGATTTACAGTTTGGTTGCGGTGCAAGAAGAGCCAGATTTGTTGGACCACAAACCGATCCATCTGATGTTCGGTTAAAGAAAGACATAAATTATGATGGCGTTCCAGACTATATTGACAAACTTAATGTTTGCTCATTTGTTTATAAAGATGACCCCATGGAAAGAACACAATATGGGCTGGTTGCCCAAGATGTATTGAAGATTGATCAAAATCTTGTAGATTATGTTGCCGATCCTTTGTTTACCGACAAAAATGGCGAAGTCCTAGAAGAAGATGAAAACGGTAATGGTTTTAATTATTATTTAACATTAAACTATAGCAGATTTATTCCAATGCTGATCCAGAAATGTCAAAAACTACAAAAACAAATCGATGAATTAAAAGGCGAGCAGGAAGCCTGATCAAAAAGAGACCTCTAGGTTTTTAGGGGTCTCTTATTTTATTAAAAGGAACGGTGAGATATGTGTAATTGTAACAAGGTCGTACTATCAATCGTTGAAGGTACGACGTATATTTTTAAGGACCAGTTGTCCAATCATGGTATTACCGATGAAATGATCGATGGTGAAGTCTCAGCTACATGTTTCATCCGAATTAGAGACACGTTATACAATCCAGAGGTCACCATCGATAAAGAAGAAAAGAGCTTTAGCTTTAAAGTGTTCCCGTCCTGGACGATTGATGAACGCAAAGCTAAATTTGAAGTTAGATTATTCGTAAACTCCGACGTATATTCAGTTGTACTTGGAGCTATTGACATACAGAGATCTCCATATCCATTACTTGGGATTGCAGATATTGATGGCATTCCATACCCGGTAGAAAAGAATGCCCTAACGCCAGAAGTATTAAAGCAGTTCTATACAAAAACTGAAGTCGACAACATTGTTCAAAACGTTACTGTTGATCTTAGCGATTATTATACCAAAGAAGAGATTGACGAAGCGTTAAGTGATGTCGATGTTACTAATCCTGATTGGGAACAGAACGATGAAACCGCGCCAGATTACATTAAAAATCGTCCGTTTTATTCTGAAACGAGCTTATCTGTTGTCATAGAAAGTCAAGACATTCAAATGCAAGCCATGCCGCTTTCTGATACCCAAACGGCATATACCGGAAGTACGCGATCCTCTTCTACAGCATCAATTAATACTACTGATAAATACGTTTTACAAATAAACGATGAAAAGAAAGAAGTAACGTTTAAGGATTATGAAGGTCATTTTTTATATTATGGTAATGAATCTCTTATAAACTTAATAATGCAGGGAGGAGAACTAGACGAGTCGCTTGGACAATATCTGATTGTAATTCAGGGAGGAAATGGGTACGTATACGTTTCAATCGTAAGTTTAGTCAACGAAAACTGCACGTTTGGCCTTGAGAGTTATGAAACAAAATACAAAAAGATCGATAATAAATATATAGATCATGTTATTCCTGATTGGGACGAAAACGACGAAACTAGTTTGGCATTTATTAAAAACAGACCTTTTTGGAAATCTGAAGCAACTGATGATATTGCAATTTGCTCATTTGATACTAGCGTTCATACATATGACGACATTAAGAAAGCGTATAATTTGTATTCGTTTAGTAGTTCATTATCTTTACGATACTATAGTAATAACGACGTTCGTTGGGGCGTAAATAATATAAAAATAACAGCGATTGACCCTGAAAATACTGGCAAAATTGTAGAGTATACTTTCGAAAAACTGGACCGAGTAACATACAAAAAGTCAGGAACTAGCGGTTCTACAGAATACAGCAATTATGTTTATTTCGCCGGAACTGAAGACTATAAAAAATATTTGTTAACCGGGCAAAAACCAAGTAGTAATAATTTATCATATGCTTTTTTGGCCGAGACAAATAATAATGGACATTTGTCTAGGATTCTTGTTCTTAGCCCAGAAGAGTCATATACGATATCTCGTCTTATTGGTAATGTGTATTATAGCAATTCTAAAAAGTTAGATCCGGTTTATATTTCAAATGCAGACTGGGACGTAACGTATGATAAAGATGCGGGTTTTATTAAAAATAAACCGTTCGGAAGAGTTCGTAATGAAGTACCATTAATAAACGGTTTTAAAACACCAATACAAGAGCAGGATAAAATTGGCGTGCTTTTTGATGTTGACGTGCTTTTTGATGTTGACGAGATGGACTTTAATATTCTGAGAAATATAGTTTTAAATGATGAGATTTTTATTCTTGACGTTTATAAAAAAGAAAATGACTCTTACGTTAGGTATTATTTTTCAAATTGTACTATGTCCGTCGGTAGTGGTGAAGTAAATCCTGGTTGGCAGTTTAATGCAGAAAACAATGACGCTATTTTGAATATACACCGGATATATAATCCAAATAACGTGGGTCTTGTCATTGATTTTTATGGCGAGTCAAAATCTTTAACGTTAGATGATTTAGTTAGTGTTTCATACACTAAAACTATGATTAATAAACTTCCACCGGAATATCAAAATCAAGTTGATTTTCTGGAAAAAGATCCAACAAAGTACTCATTTATTCGAAACATCCCAACTAATTTCTCAGATTTTGATGAGCCAGATAGTTCTAAGATTACATTTATAAAAAACAAACCTTTTGGTGTATTTTTAGACACATACAAATCTTTTGATATCGGAACACTTTTTTATATTAAATACTATAATTTGAATGACAATGGATCTGGCGATTCGTTTAGTATAACGGGTTCAAACTCATATTATAAAAAAATACCAAGCGAAACTCCTTTTTGGTTCGACTATGATGATGTTGAACGCATTAAAATTGATGCCGAGATTTATAAACAAACCGAAGTAATAAATTTGGACGAAAACGGAAATCCGGAAAGTTCTGAAATGTCCTATGAGTTTGTAGAAACAAAAGAATACTACGTCGATGTTAATTTTGAAGAGCGAATATATAAGAATCAAAAAGGATACAATGCAAACGGAACTAGTGATGACGGTCAATTAGGGTTACGGATGTCGGTGTATTTTACAAAATATTCAACCGTTAATAGTTACACTGCTTATAATGCTTTTTATATTGATTTTATACGAGACGCGACAACCGGAAAAACAGACGTATCACAGTACAACGATTACACCACTACCGAAGAAGATGGCAAAAGAATAATTGAATCTTACGTCACTAACTGTATTATTAATGTATTACGCCCAATTAAATTTGTTAAGCTCGATAAAAAGTATATTCCAGATGAAATCATAAACAACCTTCTTCCTGAATCTACGGCAGAAGACAAAGGGAAAACGTTGGTAGTTAATGATGAAGGAGCTTGGGAAAAAGCAGAGCTTCCTAAAAGTGAAAGTCTTCCCGCTGTCACAGCATCCGATTCGGGCAAGGTGCTGACTGTCAATTCAAGTGGTCAGTGGGTTGCTCAGTCTCTTCCCACATACAACGGAACGGTGGTGACGAACAATGGCTGACGTTACGTTATCTTACAAAGGTTCTGACATTCTTGAGCTGTCCGACAGTGGAAGTGCGACTTTGAAAACTGGTGGCACGTACTGCGAAGCTGATATTGAAGTGGAATACGTCAAGCCGAGTGGTGGTTCTTCTGAAAAAGTGCTTACCAAACTTGGAGAATACACAGTCACCGAACCAGTTGCAAGTATATCCATAACAGCAACCGAGCAGATGAAAAGTTGTGACGTGTTGTATATAAAAATAAACAATCTTAAATCATCAGCACAGGATTGGTTGTATCCTCGTGTTAATTTCGCAAATGCTAGCTATGGATATTTTGGTAATAAAGCGGATACATGGAGCTACACCTTGCTTTTTGTAAACGGGGCAAATCTTTCAAATCAAATATTTGACGATAAATTTGTTGGATTTTTAAGCACACGAATGACAGGTACTCCTATTCGAGCAGACAGTTTATCATCGTTCGTTTTCAACTTTTATACAGCGGGGGTAACATTCAACAGTGGAACAATAGAGATTTGGGGGTATGTATAATGCGTATTCAGATTGATAACACAGTCAGAGACATGACCGCAGAGGAAGAAGCACAGTACATTGCGGAGCATACCCACACAGACGATGAAGCTACAGAGTCCGACTACATCACAGCCTTGCAAGATTTGGGGGTGGAAGTAGATGGATAAACAGCAAAGGCTTAAACGAATGGAACAGCTTTATAAGCAAGCTGAAAACTGGCCACGGTGGAAGAAAGAATACTTCAACGAGTATATTGCCACTTCTGCTCATGCGAGAAAGGTGGAAGTAAATTGAAACGAAGTGAACTTGAAATGAAAGTGAAAGACTTCCGCACACGCATCGAGGAAGCATCTCAAACGCTCCCCGATGAAAAAGCACAGACCAACATCGCACTGTATCCGCATTGGAATGGCGACAGCAAACACTATCCAGTAGACTATCGAGTACAACACGAAGATGCCGTCTACAAGTGTCTGCAAGAGCATGACTCTCAGCCGACATGGACTCCTACTGATGCTCCGTCTCTGTGGGCAAAAGTGCTTGTTCCGTCTCCCGAAGTCATCCCCGACTGGGAGCAACCCGACAGCACTAATCCGTACATGACAGGCGACAAAGTGCGCTTCAACGGCAAAGTGTATGAGAGCGTCATCGACAATAACATCTGGTCGCCGGATGCTTATCCGCAGGGATGGAAAGAAATAGAGGAGTAAATTCAAAATGATCTTGGACATTTCCGAACATCAAGCTAACGTTAACTACTCTAAACTTAAAGCTGATGGGGTAGAGGGCGTTATTATCAGATGCGGAAGAGGTCAAAACATAGTCGACAAGAGGTTCTACGAGCATCTTAAGGGGTGCCAAGACGCAGGACTTCCTGTCGGCTTTTATTATTTCTCTTACGCATGGACAGTAGAGATGGCCAGAAATGAAGCTGATTATTGTTACAACTTCATCAAAGGCATCGATACAAAATTCCCGATATTTTACGATTGGGAATACGATTCAATGAAAAAAGCATTGGAGGCTGGACATTCTCCCAGCACACGTCTGATTACAGACATGACCAAGGCTTTCTGTGAAAGGATGAAAGAACACGGGTATATTCCCGGAGTTTACGCCAATCCGGACTACATCAACAACCATTATATTTACTCTGAGATCTCTCAGTATCCATTATGGCTTGCTCAGTATTCTGGAGAGAAGTCCAGAGATTGCTATATGTGGCAGTACACCAGTAAAGGTCGTATATCTGCCTATAACGGTAATCTGGACTGCAGCAGACTCTATGGAAAACCCGTATATCATGGAGGTACAAAAATGGGAGCAACTGCTCAAAGAACAATTGAAATTATGGATTCGTGGGTTGGTATGAGTCGAGCGGCAGGCACGCATAAGCCTATTATCGACGAATACAACTCTCATACACCTCGTCCCAGAGGCTATAAAGTTCAGTACTCGGATGCCTACTGCGCTACCACGGTCTCAGCAGCTTTCTACAGACAGAATGATGTTGACGCTATTGGTGGCGCAGAGTGTTCTTGTGAGTACATGATCAACCAGGCTAAAGCCAAAGGTCTGTGGGAAGAGGATGGTACAATTATTCCGAAACCCGGTTATATCATTATGTATAACTGGGACAAGAAAACTCAGCAGAACGACGGAATGGCAGATCACGTCGGTGTTGTCAAATCCGTACATGCTGACACCATCACAGTTATTGAGGGTAACATGAATGGCGGTATTGTCGGCTATCGCAAATGTCCTGTCGGTTGGGGATTTATTCGGGGCTATATTAAACCGGCATACAAACCGGACAATGAGTCTCATTATTTCTCTCCGAATCTGCAGTGCAGTAGAGCAATGGCGATCACATTCCTATGGAAACTGTGTGGCGCTGAAGAAGTAGACTTCAAGAATCCGTTTAATGACGTACTTGAGGATAACTACTGTTACAAAGCAGTTCTTTGGGGTGTTAAGAACGGATATATTTCCGGTAAGTCTAAGACTCTGTTCGCTCCGAATGATCCCTGCACCAGAGCCCAGTTCCTGCAGATGATGTGGCGTATCTCTGGCTCTCCTGAAGTTGACTACGAGATCAAGTTCGAGGATGTTAATGAGAGAGCCTATTACTACAAAGCTGTACAGTGGGCTTCCAAGTATGGCATTGTGGCAGGCGTATCCGTTAAGGACTTTGCGCCCAATATGGGCATCACAAGAGCTCATGCAGTCACTATGATGTGGGCTGCTCAAAATAAGCCGAAAGTTAGAGACGCAGATGTAACTATTCAGTTTGCGGATGTCTCTAAAGACGCTTATTACTACGATCCTGTTCGGTGGGCCGTATTTAAAGGTATCACCGCCGGTACAAAATGAAAAGGGGTGAATGTGAATGGTTAATTTTGGTCTTAGTCTCGCATCGTGGATCCTCGGACTTCCGGGTGTTGAGGAGCATAAAGCACAGGATATTGTGAATATCGTCTGGAAATTCTTCAGATAACCCCCCTAGGAAAGGACCCCTCATATGGTTAATTTAGTAAATGTGTATCAAGAAGTCCAGTTCACATCGGTGCACTGGATCTTTTTACTTCCATTGGCATTTATGCTGATTGACTTTATCAGCGGATTTTTAAAAGCATGGAAAAACAATGAGATCGACTCATCTAAGATGCGTAAAGGACTGATCAAAAAAGTTGGTGAAGTTCTTATGCTTGCGGTAGGTGAGCTTCTTGTAGCAGGAACGATGCTTCCTTATAGCACCAACATACTGCAGTTTATCTCTGCATATTTGAGTTTGATGGAAGCAATCAGTATATTTGAAAACCTGGCATTGTTGGGGGTACCGATTCCAGGGTTTATTAATAAAACGCTGAAACAAACAGCGGAAACTATTGAAAAGGAGACTTTTACTAATGAAAATTCAGGCAACGGAGATTCGGGAGATAGCACATCTTCTGGTGAGTGACGATTACAAACAGCGGTTTGTAGGAGAGTATTGGGAACTGAAGCTTCGGATTGAGAAACTGGAAGATCACATCCGGAAACGTAGAATCGGTGTTCTTGGGTTCGTTCCAGATTCCGATGTCCATCTTCTGCATGAGCAGCTCGAGCATATGCGTCGTTATCTTGAAATTCTCGAGGATCGTGCAATCTATGAAAAGATCGATCTTACTCTCAACTACACTCCTCCTCAGCAGGAACCTGAAGTTGTCGAAGCGGAACCGGTTAAAGAGATTCCGAAGAAAAAACCTGTCAAAAAGAGCTAACCTAACCTTAACAACCCATCCCTAAACTCCCCTTTACATAATTCTTGGGTTGGCTCTTTCTATACCCTATGCAAGTCTGTAATCGAGCAGAAACTACATAGGGTATATTTTTTTGACTTTTATTTTAACACATAAAGCGTACGGGTTGCAACGGACACCTGTATACGGATTACTCGCAAAAACTACATATAGTATAGTGAGAAAGGGAAATAGACATAATCACCAACAGGTCAGGTTTGGCAAGACCTATTTATAGGTCGTCTATCCGTAGGTTCGAATCCTGCGCTTTCTTTTTTTTCGCAAAAACTACATGGTATGTAATGAAGGAGATTGAAAGAATTAGCTTAGATGGATAAAGCACTCGTATTATGTACGAGATGGATCGCGGGTTCGAGTCCCGTATTCTTATCAACTCTTATATTTTTTGCCCTACGCAGGTGTCCGTTTTGAGTCTTAATATGTTCTCAGCGAAAAGGACATGTATTATGACCGGTATAGGAAGTTCTATTACCTTTTGAGTGTTGAAAAAGGATTGTAATCGCAAATTCTACACCTCCTATATTGAGGTTAAAACCAATTTGAAAGGAGATTCTAACAATGAACTTAGAAAAACTTGAAGGTTTGATAACCACAATCGAAAATGCACTTGCAGATCTGGATCCCGATTCAGATCAGTATGCCAGAGTATCTGGGCAACTTAGAGTATTATCGGATATTTACCTGAAAGCTGTTAAGCAGGACCTTGACGGTCTTACGGCTAAGCAGAACGACATTAATATTGGAGTTCAGCAGGAGATCGACAGAAGTAGAGTTAAGCTTGAATCTGAAAGACTCGAGATTGAACGCCTTAAACATGAGGCAAACGAGAAAAGAGCGGAGCTTGAGCGGGAGCTTGAAGCACAGCGTCTTGAGATCGAACGCCTTAAGCAAGAGGAGAGCATGAAGCGAGATTATTTGGATCGTGAGCTTGAGTACGAGAAGATCCGGCTCGAACGAGAAAAATTAGGTCAGGAGCGCGTAATCGAAGACAAGAAGATTGGTGCTGAAATAGTTAAGGTTGTATTTGATGTGGCTAAAGTGCTCCTTGGTATTGGTGGCACACTGTCTGTAGGGAAGCTGTTGCACTATATTGAAGAGAACGGTTTTATTAACCTTAAGGATTGGCAGTTAATGCTGAATATTCTTAGAATGGGACGATAACTTCAGAGGAATAGCTCGTGTAAATTACATGGGCTATTCTTTTTTGACTCGCAAAAACTACACATATTATTATGAGGAGCATTCTATTTATGTTTGTTATATTTGAAAGGAGAAAAATCATGAACGTTAAACAGAATGTTAATAGAAGATTGGAATCATTTGATGAATGGCTGTTTAAGCCGCATCCGTATCTCCATCTTGGCCTTGGACTGTGGAATGCATATTGTGCATTGACCTGGTACGCTTCCATGAGCGTTAAATCTGGCTTTAGCCGGGTGGCTAGCTTTGGAATCGGAACCTTGTCTGCAACCTTTGCGTACACGCAGCTTAAGTGCGCCATGCAGGAGTTTGATGCGCTTAAAAGGAATCAGTAAAATGATTCCTTTCTTTTTGCCTCGCAGAAACTACATAGTATTTAATGAAGGAATTAAATATTTTTCGTAGTTTTGAAAGGAGAAAAATCATGAAAAAATTTATGACCGAAGAGAAGAAAAGGGAAATCACCGCTTCTATCTGTGATATCGCGTATGTTACGTTAGAGCGACTTGGCCTTGGATGCAGTGTTTGCAATACCATTCTCTTTACCTGCTTTTGTTTGAATAACATTGCAGAATGCAGATTTGGTAGAGCAATGCTTGATGCCCTGGTCATCGGATATTCTATCGAGACATTTACGTGTCTTAAAAGGGACTTAAGCGAATGAGTCCCTTTTCTTTTTGCCTCGCAAAAATTACATGCTTTATAGTGGGACGGAGGTCCTTATGTATCTTGAACAAGGAGCCACATTAAGTGGTTAGCGGTAGGAAACCGCATTCCTTGTTCTATATTTTTTGAAAGGAGAAAATTATGGACATTGCAGTAGATGTGTTAGGGCTTGAAGCCCAGGCTATGGAGGTGCAGAATAAAAAGCTCGCAGTAAAAATAGAAGCATTTCAAAACGAAACAGACAATGCTAAAAAGAGCGCTCTTGCTGATGAACTTACCGGCATGATTGAAGGGTATATTAAATTTATACGTGAAAGTAAGATTGTTCAGTCATTTTCTGGTTCAGATCGTGCTGCAATTGAGAGCGCAATTTCTCATCTGGAAGACATGGTTGCTCTTCTTAAATTTGAGAAAGCGAGTATTGATTTTTTAGATCGTATATTGGGGGATTTTAATGAGCTATCTTAATGGACTACCGCATTGTAGATGGAATCCGTATGTTGACTGTACGCATGGTAAACCAAAAGGTATGAAGATTCCTGATTGGATTCCGCATAAGAAGTGCTTTAACTGCGGATGGAATCCTGAAGTGGCCATGGAACGGTATAATCAGCGAGTGCAGAAATTAGAGGAAGATAGAGTCCTTTGCGAGTATATTAACGATGAATTCGAGCATAGAGTGAAAGGAGAAGAACGATGAATTATATCTATCAAGTTTGGGAGTATTATGACAATTGTGAAAAGTGGTCAGAGGATCAATGCGATTATTATATGTGTATTAGAAACTTTGCGTCTTTGCCAGATGCTGTAGCTTTTGCTAACGAATATATGCAAAAACGTGCACAAGAAGCAATAACCGATATGTCTAAATACTATGAGGACTATCCTTTACCAGAGTTCCGTTTTCGTCGAAGGATAACAACTACGATATATCCGATACATCCCGTTGATGAACATAAATATCGTGATGGAACAATCTATAGAGGTCGCTGCGTATCGTATAATCACACATATTGCGAATTTACGATAAGAAAAGTTCCGTTATATTAAGTGCATTTGAAAGGAGAAAACTAAATATGTTCGCAGTATTTGACCACGATGGAACATTATTGGCTAAGTTCAATACTCTGCCTGCTGCTAACGATTGGAAACGCAGACGGGTCGAGTGGAGGCTTAGCCAATTCTTTTATGGCATGACGTATATTCGTCCGGGTATTAAGGAGGAAACTCGGGCGAAATTCAACAATGAATTACGTGTAGAGGAGGTGACAGCGTGAATAATGAAAAGGAAGTATATTTTGCGGAATGGTGCAAGAAATGCAAATACCATAAAGCAGACGAGGAGCATTTGAATCCTGACCATCCTTGCTGGGAATGCTTGGATACACCAGTTAACACTGATTCGCACAAGCCTGTCAGATTTGAACAAGCTGATGAGCCTAAGAAAGGCAAGATCAAAGTCGAAAGCTATACTGTGAGTGAAGGCTGATGGATATTTTTGAAAGGAGAAACCAATGCCGACTAATGAGGATATTTTGAATGATTACGAGGCTTGTCTAGATAATTATTCGACTGGGCAGCCAGTAGAATGCCACAGATGTAAAGAGGTGCGATATCTTGAGTATGATGAGTGGTGTCAATTATATAGCGTCTCTACTTTACCAATGCTATTGTGCTTAGATAATGAAAATAGTTACATCGACGTAATTCATGGTGGATGGAAACGATGGGACGGCTTCTTATATTTTGATGACAAAGAATACCAAAGATTGATTGATATCAGTGGGGAAGAGGTGGCGAAGCGTAATAAGCATAAATGTTACCGGCATCCTATATATTGCCCTCGCTGCTCTTTTGAGATATTTAAGGCATACAACGAAGTACTGAAAAAAGAGCCTGACAATTCTCTTGAGTACTTCATAGACAAATACGATAAAGATCAGGAAGCTTTGGCTAAACGTTTGTACGAAGAGGAATACGCAAAAGCTGGAAAAGAGGCACTGCAAAAGAAAGAAGAACGTCGTAAAAAACGAGAAACAAAAAAAGGAGAAGAATGATGGCAAAAGAGAGTAAGAGCCAAGTCCAATGTCACTGAACTCAGCTCTAATGTGATAAGCATTTTCATAATACCACAATAATAATTTAACATACTTCAAGCTATATATCAATAATTTGAAAGGATAAAAAATGGAAAAAATATTTGCATATTCAGAAATCGGCGTCGAAAGATTGAGATATCATACAGTTGAGCTCGCATGCTTCGACTATATTAACGCTAGACGTAAGTTTTTCAATTTGGCTAGAAAAACTCAGAAGCCAACCATGGAAATTCTTAAGGCATACGATATTATTCAGGATTGCCTTATCTTTTTCAACTCGGATTGGTACGGTAATATGTGCAGCATTGAGCCCGATACGCTCATCCGCAATCTCAATAGCAGATCGAATAATTCTGATATTTGGGATAAGGCTGCCTCGTTTAAGCGTAAAAGTGATGCTGAGGAAAATGTACGAGGGGTTAAAAACCAGGATATAAAAGAACGGATGTTTGTACATGGTATCTCTTATTTCGATCTGGCAAAACAAATGCAGGTTCCTGTTGACGTCTTGTTTTTGGAGATGAAAAATAAACTTGATGTCTATGAAAAGGCTTGTATTGAAAAAGCTCTTTCACATCTGTGTAAAGAGGCCGGACCCAAACCTTCAAACTCCTATCAGAAAATGATGTCTGAATACTTGGCTGAGTTGAAAAAATAGAAAGGAGAAAAATGATGGCAAAAGTGTGTAATGACAATTTAATACTTAAAATTACAGCAACATTTAGGGATGGTCCAGAAGAAGTTAGAACTTGTTACCGCGATGGAATAAGCAATGCAATTAGAGAACTTGAGACGACCTTTTATTTTAACGACGGAAAGAAAACACATGTCGACCAGATTCGTCAACTTAAGGATACTCTTTACAGAGAGGAAGTATGCACACTTATTTTAACTAAAGAGTATGGTATTTACTACCAAGAAAGGCCAGTAGATAGATTGTTAATAGAAAAATTTGTAAAGAAGGCACCAAACTTAAACTGGCCAACTGCATACGCGTCACAGGACGTAAATGCCACTCGTGAAATCTACCGAACCTTCCAGGTAACTCCTGAGAAGGTTATTTTTAACGATCCGGCGACTATCGTGTTCTGGAAGGATGGTACCAAGACCGTTGTTAAATGCATGGAAGGGGATATTTACAACCCCGAAGTTGGTTTGGCCATGTGTGTTTGTAAGAAGGTCTTTGATAAGAAGTATCATA